GTTAGGGAGTGGTCGTTTGATGAGTTGAGAGAGTATCTGTCGCAGTGGTTTGATATCAAGTCGCAATTCATGACCCCCAAACAGGTTGAGTGTCAGGTTGTAATTGCAACGCCTAAAGGTGCCTAATGAATATTTTATTAGATAATGTTAATATCTTTTCGACCTCCGGTCCAAACCACTTTGGTTCTAAATTAATTAAGTATTTGGATCGTCGAGGGAACAAATGCATGTTACCCCCACAAGAGGGGGCGGATATAAAACTGGCATTTATCGAATCAACTCAAATAATTGAAACCACACCGATGGTGCTTAGGCTGGACGGGATATACTTTGATCCAGAACAGAATTATAAATTAAGAAACGGTGGTATTATCCAGTCTTACAATAAAGCAGACGGAGTGGTGTTTCAATCAGAGTTTAATAGAGACATATGCTTCAAGTATTTTGGAGAGCATAAAAACTATTCTGTTATTAATAATGGTGCAGATCTAGAGTATATGAAAGATATTAGACCCTTAGGGCATCCCAAGTTAGATGCTTTTGAAACAGTCTGGTGCTGCGCTGCTTCTTGGAGAAGGTGGAAAAGGCTACGAGAAAACATTAAATATTTTCTTGAGCACTCTGGTCCTAAAGATTGTTTGGTTATTGCTGGCCATGTGGACGCTAGCGAGGCAATCATACATGACAGAATCTTTTTTGTTGGCGATATCAATACAAACAGCCTATACTCGCTATACAAAAGGTCCAAGTATATGATTCACTTGGCACGATTCGACTCTTGCCCAAATGTGGTTGTTGACGCCCGTGCCGCAGGATGTCAAATTATTTGTTCATCCATCGCTGGCACCAAAGAAGTGGCAGGCCCTGATGCAATCGTTATTCACGAAGAGCCATGGGACTATAGTCCAGCAAGCACAACGAATTTGCCTGAAATTTCATTTGACAAAGTTATTTCAAACGGTTATAATACTAATATTGATATGGTTGACGTGTCGGAAAGATACGAGCAATTTTTAAAGGAGACATTAAATGCTAGTACAAAAACAGGTTGACGGGTTCAATATGAACCTGAACATTAGCGACGGAGGCATCTCTAGCGTCCTATACTACGAAGGCGGCAGAGAGAAGGCTTTTATGTCTCTACTAAACGATACCGTTAAAGATGGCATGACTTGCCTCGACCTTGGTGGCAATATTGGTTATACCACATTGCCTATGTTACGGAACGTAGGCTCAGAAGGCTTTGTATACGCCGTAGAGCCCGACTCCCAAAGCATTGATATCCTGACTAAGAATGTTCAAGACAATGGCTACAGCGACCGTTGTGAGGTCACACAGTGTGCCATCTCGGGACACGATGGTGTTGAGGTATTCTGGGAAGCATCAAAGCCAAATTTAAGTAGCGTAAAGAAGAACAAGTACAGCACAACAAAGAAAGAGGTTCCTTGCTTCTCGCTAAACACTTTCCTACAAGATCGTCGATACCCTAATTTTATTAAGATGGATGTCGAGGGGCACGAGGTCAAGATTTTTGAAGGCGGTCTTGATTATTTTACTAAGAACGAAGGGCACACCAATATCCTTCTTGAAGTCCACCCGAACACCTACGACAGTGATAATGATTTCGAAAAGATTCTTCGTGAGTATTTCAAGATCGGATTCAACAGCAAATGGGTTATCGCTACCCCAGTGCCTCAGCCACAATTGTTCAAGATGGCAGGATACGATCCAGTTAAGACGATCCAAACAGATGGTTTCCACCGTGGCCTGTACAACAATGTTAGTAACGAACATCTTGCAAAATTCGCTTGTCATGAGCACTTCGATTCTGGAAGTCGAAAGATTGTTCGCAGTTTTATGATCACGAGGGATTGATGTACTTTCCAAAAGACTTAAATGACTTTGGGGTTGTCCTCAAGGGCGCAAGTGTTGCTAGAATAGACCAAGTGTCAGACAGGTTTGATCATTGTTACATGGTCAACAACTTTGACAGGAATGTAAACAATGAAGATTCTGAGTATTCTATAGTAGCACCGGCACTGAAGGGCAAGAACATCGCCCACTTTGTGAATAGACTAGATACCGCGCCCCTGCTACCAGATCACTATAGAGAGCTGGGCATCACTAATATTCAATTTACTAAGTGCGAATATGATGCTATGATTTCAAGAATGAGAAGAATATATGAAAGCTACGGGCTGAAGTGTCATCTCCTACCAGAGGAGCTGCTGGGTTATAATGATTTCTTTCAGGGTGTAGGTAATTACGCTAAAAAGCACCCAAATACAGGAGTTTTGGCAATTATTTATGCTGCTCACATACTAAAACCTAAGAATTTGTGGGTAATTGGCCTTGATTTCTATCAAAATGATTACCTGTTTCGCCGTCCATGGCAGGCCCCGCTAAAGCAACAAAAGGCTAAAATGGACAGAACAAATATGGTTGAGCACTTTATTGATGTGGTGAAGCGCAACCCAGATGTTAATTTTAAGATGATTACTAATGCACAACTACCAGAAGTGCAAAATTTGGAGATAATTAAGTGAAAATCATTTCAGAGATCGGAATTAATCACAATGGTGACTTCCGAAAAATTGAAGAGCTGATTAGGCAGTCAGCAATTGGTGGAGCAGATTATGCAAAGTTTCAGCTTTACGATTCAGTAAGAGTTTTTGGAGATGAATCTCGTAAGCGTAACGAATTTACATTTAACCAAGTCAGAGAAATCAGAGATATATGTGATGCACATGGCATTGAGTTCTTTGCTTCTGTTTTTGACGAGGAAAAAATTGAATGGTGTGAAAAGCTAGACGTAAGTCTTTACAAGATTGCAAGCAGAACCGTTGTCAAAGAACCTGAATTATGTGAGAAGATTATTGATATCGGAAAGCCTGTGTATGTTTCGCTTGGAATGTGGGAGCACGACTTCCTGCCATTTGATTACGATAATGTGAAATACTTCAATTGTATTTCAAGATACCCAACAAGCTTTCTAGACTTTGAAAAGTTTGCGTATGATGACAAGGTTGTCGGCTTTAGTGATCACTCATACGGCCCAGCGTATGCTCTATACAACATCGCCCATGGAGCAAAAGTAGTAGAGAAGCACTTTACACTCAACAAGGGTATGGATGGCAATGATCACATTGGCTCCATGGATGTGAGCGAACTAAGGCTTATGAAAGAATTTGGACAACAGTTTGATAACATTAACAGGGTCGTTTCGTGAATGAAAAAAGGCTATCAAAGTTTTTACAATCTGTAAAACCAGAGCCTGAGTATAATAACTTTTTAGCTGGTAAGAGCGTAGCAATTGTTGGCCCTTCCAAACATATTTTGTTAGAAAATAATGGTCGCAAAATTGATGACTGTGATGTTGTTATCCGACTTAAGTGGTTGCCTAGAAAAGAGCAAAATCAATTTGCTGAACATATAGGTAACAAAACAAATGTCATGTACAGTTCTGTAATAAACAGCAAAACCGACTATGATTTTTTATCAAGAACAAATATCAATTTCACGAGGCATCCAGTCTGCGAACTAGGTGTTGGTCTAAATTCAAAAATGTATCACGACATATGTGCTTCCTCTTACTCTTCTGAGCAATACGCTTTTATTCTAAAAGATTATGCCACGGAAAATGGCTGGACAGACAATAAGTTGGCTAGTATAAACTCTAAATCAAAGTATAGTATATGGCCACAACTTGGATTCAACGCAGTTATGGAGTCGATAGCTTCGGACGCTAAACATGTCTATATTACTGGACTTACAATGTACCATGGTGGGGGCCACATGCTACAGAAAAACAAGCCGCCTAGTCACAATAAAGCAATTGTAGAAAAGCATAACGGTCTATTAGAAACACTAATCTTATTAGATACAATAGAGTATCTTGATGCATTTGGCAAGAGAATAGAAACAGACAACGTGTTAACAAAAATACTGAACTCATATCGCGTGTCGGATATCCCCACAGACCCAGCCACAAGAAAACAACTATACATATCTTTAATGAAAACTTTAAGTGATGATATCAACAATTTAGTAAGGGATTTATAATGAATAAGATAGCAGTAATTTTAGCTAGAGGCGGCTCGAAAGGGGTGCCAAGAAAAAATATCAAAATGATTCATGGCAAGCCATTGATCGCTTGGACTATTGAAGCTGCTCTAGCGAGCAACGTTTTTGATCATGTTGTGGTCAGTACAGATTGTGCAGAAATTGCTAGCATCGCAGAGTCGCATGGTGCCTCAGTGCCTTTTATGAGACCAGACGAATTAGCTCAAGATCATGTATGGTCTAGAGACGCTCTCAAGCATGCCGTATTGGCGTCCGAGGAGCATTACGGGGTAACATATGATTATGTTGTCGAGCTTCCTTGTGTGGCCCCTCTGAGGACTTCTGAGCACATTGTTGAAGCAGTTAATAAACTAATTGAGACTGGTGCGGACAGTGTAACGTCTTTGACCTCTGTTCAAGACAAGCATCCTGTAAGAATGAAACGCATCGTAGAAGATCAAATAAAAGATTTTACAACAGAGTTCCCAGAGGGCGAAGGCTCTCGGAGACAGGACTTGGAACCATGTTACATTAGGAACGGCGCTATCTTCGCGATGACAAGAGAATGTATCGTGGATTGGTTCTCAAGGCACGGCAAAGATTGTCGCCCTTTTCTAATGCCAGAAGAGTGCTCAGTAAATATTGACACTCTTATGGATTTTAGATTAGCTGAGATTTTACTTGAGGAGCGTCATGCGAACAAGAATTGAATGTCCTGTTAATTTTTTACAGGTGCAAGATCTTAATGTGTTATTAGATGACTACGGCATCGTAGTAGATAGAGAAGACCCGGAGTGTATAATTGTGAATCCGGGCACAGATGTATTTTTAGGAGAACAGTATTTTGCAAAGTACCCAAATCTTAAGATAGTGGGCACGCCATCGACTGGTGTAAATCACTTAGATACTGCATACCTTAGGGGACGAGGTGTAAGTGTAAAATGTTTGCTAGACAATAGAGGCGTTCTAGAAAACATTCATGCGTCAGCAGAGTTTACATGGCTTCATATTATGAATGCTTTTAGAAAGTTTATTCCTGCTGTGGAGCGTGTACAGCACTGGAGAGATGACCATAATGAAAAATTCTTACGTTCAAATGAGTTAGCTGGGAAAACAATTGGTATTGTAGGCCTTGGTCGAATCGGTCGTAAAATTGCAAAGTATGCTACTGCTTTTGGCATGAAGATAGTATATTACGACCCTTATGTGAGCAGTTATCAATATAATAGAACTTTTTCCTTGACAAACATGCAAAATGTTGATATACTATGTATAAGTTGTTACCTTACAGAGGAAACTAGAGGGTTTATAGATAAAGGTGTCTTAGATGGATTTAAAGATGGCTTAATTGTTGTCAATACATCTAGGGGCGAGGTCGTTAATGAGGACTACATCTACGACCTTGTTGTCAATGATAAGATCTTTTACTCTTGCGATGTTCTCTGCAACGAGCAAGATATCAACACATTATCAAAATCCTCTTTGTTTAATTTAAAAAGAGACAACATAGTGATTACGCCTCACGTTGCGGGGGCAACGATAGAGAGCCAAACAAAGGCTCTTAGGGGAATATTAGAGCTATGCACAAAATCACGGTAGGAATTAGTTGCTACAAACAAAAGAGATGGTTGCATCGATGTCTAAGGAGTCTGGTAAACCAAACAATCGGGAAGGATAAGTTCGAGGTCATTTTAGTTAATGATGATCCCGAAGAAAATCTTGAAGATATCTGTAACACATTCGCAGACTACTTAAACATTCGCTTAATTAATAACGAAGAGAATCTGGGACTCCCAGCGTCTCTAAATAAAATTTTACATAACAGCTTGGGACAGTATTTTGTTCGCGTAGATTCGGACGATTACGTCTCTAAGCATTTTCTTTACACGCTATCGAATTTCCTTGACATGAACTCAGGCCCAAGAATTATGGGTTCTGGTATGAATTGTCAAGCGGTAGCGTGTGATTATTTTAAGGTTGACAACACAGGACAGTTGATCAGCCGCCACAGCGCAGAAAAAGAATTTGTTGCCTGTGGCATCATGTTTACCTATGAATCCTTGTGTGATGTCGGATTTTATGACGAAGAATACAAGATGAGAGAGGGACATGAAATGATCCGTAGATTCAAAGAAAAGTACAAGGTATACAATTTACCAATGCCTTTATACAAATACAGGATTCACGATTCAAATAGAACAAACAATATTAGTCAAGTTCAAAACTATGACGACATGCTAAAAGGAGAAAAATAAATGGCTTTATGTTTAGTAACAGGACAAAAAGGGTATATTGGCCAAGACCTATATGGTCGATTGGTCGGTCTAGGACACGATGTGGTCGGCATTGATTTAAAAGATGGACCACAATTTGATATTCTTGAGGGTCTTGAAAGTCTAGAAAAGTATGACTTTGATTACATCTTTCACTTAGCTTGTATCCCTCGCGTGGTGTACAGCGTCGAACAGCCGGTTCACACGATGATGAACAATGTTCTATCAACTAGCATCGTTTTAGACTTTGCAAAAAGAAAGAATGTCAAGCGAGTAATTTATTCTGGATCATCATCTGTCGTCGGCAATGGAGACGGCCCCGCTAGTCCATACGCATTGCAAAAGCTCACATCAGAGTTAGAAACAAAATTGTACTCAGATCTATATGGCATTGACACAGTTTCTCTTCGATACTTTAACGTCTATAGCCCTGATCAAAAAGCAGATAGCCCATATGCCACGGCGGTTGCAAATTGGATGCGGTTCATTCGCGAGGGCAAAAACCCCTTCATCACAGGAAATGGTGAGCAGCGACGTGATATGGCTCATAAAACGGATGTTGTATCAGCTAATATTTTTGCAATGGAATATGAGGGATCTTTTGGAGGAAAACATTTTGATGTCGGGACAGGAGATAATATTTCATTAAATGAAATGAAAGATATCGTTAACACCCACTTCCCAGAGGTCAAGTTTGATTACGTTGAAGATCGTGCTGGTGATGTTTTAGTAACAAAGGCTAATATGCAGCCTCTAAAAGATCTTGGTTGGGAGCCTAAGGTTCAAATTAAATCTGGCATCTCTAGATGCTTTGAGCTTCTAAAGGCTGAACGAGAGAGGGCAGCATGATTAACATTGGAATTATTGGCTTCGGTTTTGTTGGATCATCAGTAGCCTATGGCTTCTCACCACAGACAGGGTTTGATGGTGCCGTACTCAGGGTGTATGATAAAGACCCGGCTCGATGCACTCACTCGTTAGATGATGTTCTTGAGCACTCTGATTACATCTTCTTGTCTGTTCCAACCCCATCAAACGTTAATGGTTCGATCAATTTATCAATCTTAGACGAGGTGGTTGAAGAAATTAGTGCAAAGGGTACAAAAGAGGATTGTGTCGTATTGATTCGCTCAACAGTCGTGCCCGGAACAACTAGAACATTTGCCGAGAAGTATACAAATTTAACATTTGTATTCAATCCAGAGTTCTTGACAGAAAGGTCTGCTAAATTTGATTTTATCAATCAGGCTAGGTTTATTCTGGGTGGAGAACCAGAGCACACTGGAAAAGTGGCAGATCTTTTCCGTATTAGGTTTGGCTCTTCTACGCCAACAATTGAAACCAACTTTGAAACGGCTGAGTTTATTAAATACATGAATAACTGTTACTTTGCAACAAAGGTGTCTTTTATGAATGAGATGCGTTTAATTGCTGATAGTAGCGGGGTTGACTGGCAAACAGCAGTCGATGGATTCGTAAGAGATGGGAGAATCGGACACTCTCACTTACAAGTGCCGGGACCAGATGGAAGATATGGATTTGGAGGCAGTTGTTTCCCGAAAGATATACAAGCTATGATGACATATGCAAGACAATTGGGTATTGAAGCAAACGTGTTAAGCGGAGCTTGGGAAACAAACTTAAATGTCCGCCCTGAAAGAGATTGGGAAAACCTGCTCGGTAGAGCAATTATTAAGGAGGTAGTATAAAATGAGCGAAGTACAAGCATATCAGTTGTCAGATCAAGCACTTGGGGCTTTGATGATGGCGCTGCAAAAATCCCTCATGGAGCAGACCGATATTGTTCCAGTTCTGAAGGGTTTTCAGTTTGTCAACGCGGAGACTGGTTTAGAAATTTTGAACCCGCCAGTTGTCCGAGTGCCAAATAATTCAGAAGAACAGTGATAAATGCCTAATTATGTATACAAATGTGATTCGTGCGGAAAAACATTAAATATTTTTCATTCTTTCTCGGAAAAGCCAACAAAGTGTAAGTTATGCGGTGCTGAGGGATTTCTGCGAAGAGATTACTCCACACCAATTAATGTAAATAGTAAGGCCTCTGGCCCTAAAAGCGAAGTTGGAGAAGTTGTAAGAAACCACATCGAGGAAGCCAAAGAAGAAGTAAAAGCAGAAAAAGAAAGACTAAAGAGAGAGTTTTACGATGATTGATACAGCAATATTTATTTTAATTATGAGTTTGATCATCTCGCTAGCTGTAGCTATCTTTTTTATTTGGCATTCGATAAGATTGTCAAGAATGCTAATGTATTTTTCTGAAAACACGAATGATTTACTTGATTCGCTGACAGACTATACAGAACATGTCAAGTCAGTGTATGGTTTGGAATCCTACTATGGAGACCAAGTGTTACATAATTTGCTTAAACACAGCCAAAATATTGTCGAGCAGATAGAAATGTTCGACGATATCTTATACTTGGCTGAGGAAGACGAAGAGGGGGAAGACTTGAATGAGCAAGAAGGACAGCAAAGTGAACGAGAAATCACAGACGAAAGAGAGCAAGCCGAAGAAAAAGCGCCGAATCAGGCGAAGCAGGTCCGGTTCCGCCTCTAGGCAATATTTTACGCAAGTACACGAAGACGCAATTCTAAGGTACGTCGCGACAACAGATATTAGAGAGCGAACAGAATTATACAGAATATATATTGGCCCAGTGTTTGACGAGATGGTGGACAAGATTGTGTTTACCTATAAATTTACTACACTGCCAAATATTGATTCGTTACGCGACGAGTGTAAAATATGGCTGGTAACAATTCTAGATAAGTACGATGCCAGCAAGGGATCAAAAGCTTTTTCATACTTTAGTGTAATCACGAAGAACTGGTTCATCCACAAGGTTAAGCGTAAGGCTAAACAGAACAGACAAGAGATGGATATTGCAGAGCTTCCAAAAGATCTAGAACTCAAGCACATCTCGACCAGTAATCCATATTATAAAGAGCGTAATTCTAAAGAATTCTGGATGTTTTTAGAGCAAGAAGTTAATTCTTGGGAACATGATAAGATGAAAGAGAATGAGCGCAAAGTTCTCGAAGCCGTTAAAATTTTAATGGAAAGCTGCGACGACATAGAAATTTTTAACAAAAAAGCTATTTATTTATATCTGAGAGAGATTACTGGCCTCAATACAAAGCAGGTTGTTAACAACCTAAATAAGATGAGAGTTAGATATAGAACTTTTAGAATTAAGTGGAACGCCGGACAAATATGAAAGACCTAGATCACTACCTAGAAGAAGCAATCAACAACATCAGAGAGGATAGATCCATCACCCGAGATCTCCTTGATGATGTTGTACGTCTTTTAAGTAAGGACGAGGAGCACCACAAGCAAGTCGGCACAGTGGCAGCTAAGTATGTTGAAACATTGCAGCGAAGCAACGAGCAACTTGTAAAGATATCCACAATTATTCATAAACAACAAGCAGGCGAGACAGGCTTAACAGATTCAGACAAGGCAGAAATCTTTGATATTCTTCAGAACCCAGTAGACTCTGAGGAGGGCAACTAAATGCCTGAGATTACTGACCCAGAACAGCTCAAAGAGATCAAAATTGGTCAACTAAATGATATTAGTTTCGACTTAGAAGACCCTCTTGTAACTAATGAGTACGATGGGCAATCTCTTTTTACCAATATGGTAAGTAAATTTTTGGGCAGAGAATCAGCGTTTAATCAGAAAAGACCTCATAAAGGCATTGTTCTACTATCATCAAAAGTCCAAACCGCAGGCCTCACCGGCTTACCGGGTATAATCAAAAGCCCTTTAGAGTTTTTTGGAGTTAACAAAGTAAGAAATTTTGCAATCGTAAGAGTTCCAGAAATACATGGTCATATTCCATTGCCAGATATGACCGCTCTAGCCTCAGTGGCTGAGTCTTACGATAAAAAAGGAGCGTCTAAGTATGCTGAGATAAACGACGAGGATAAATTACTATTATCAATGCATGACCCGTACTTTTCCGCCCCAATCGATTCCGGTGACATGCCACAATTAAAGCCGGGTGATATTGTATTGTTGGATGGTGATGGAGTAATAATCCAAGTTGTTGAACCGGCAGAAGTAGGGTTCGCTCAAGCATTTTTGGGAAGCATTAGGGAAAAATTTGGTCTTGGAAAGCCTTTGGTAAGACCAGCTTTCGAAGGGTCTCCGTATGGATTGCCATCAGGCGCGGACAATGGAAAGCCTACACCGATGAATGATCCTGACACAATATGCTTTCACTGGTCTGCCACCTTCGAAACCGCCGATGACGCCATTGGAGCGCTCCGAGCGAGAACTCAAGGCGGCAAGGCCGTAAGTTATCACTATATTATAGGTAGAGATGGAACAGTTGCCGAGGTAATTAGTCCAGAATATCAATCCAATTCTTCACCTTCCAGTTACAGGCGTCGATCAATTGATATTTCTTTTGCTATGTTGGGTTTTATTGAGAAGGTTAACCGCAAGACGGGCAACGACATCAATAAAGACTCGCCAACAAAATACGCTGGGAGAGAATTGATAGCATCAGAGTTTGTAGATGGTGCTGAGTTGGGTACTCCATCTAAATGGTTTCATAAATATAGTGCCGAACACATCAACGCGGCAAAAGGACTTGTGGCTGAACTCGTGGGTAAATACCCCACTCTTAACTACGCCATTGGCCACGAGGATATTCAGGACGACAAGCAAGATCCCGGCCCGTTGTTTGATAAGGCATTCGACGAAATTTGCGCCGCAAATGGACTAACCCGCCCAAGTAGTGCGTCCGAGTATGATTTTAGCTACAAAACCAAGGAAGGTAAAGTGGTCAAATACGTTAGGTCTACTAAAAATAGACCTGCATCTGGCGGTGGGCCTTCCGCTGGCACACCAACACCGTCTGGCGGTACCCCTCCTGCACCTGTGGAGCCATAATCATGAGTATCCTAGAAAACATATTAGGTAAAGTAAAAGCTCCTCTTAGGGATTTCTCTGGAGGCAGTTCGCCCGTTGTGGAAGACTTCAACAACAGCGTGCCTGATGTCGCCTCAGGGCACACAGCTCAAGGTCTCAATGGTCAAAGTTTAGCAGAGCCAATTCCAAATTATATTCCTGCTGAGGGTGAAAGAGTTTTTGATGCAGGGACAAACGCTCAAATTGTTCTAGGACGAGATCGACCATCTAATTTAGCTAGTGGTTATGGAGGCCAAGGGGCCACTGGAGCAGGATCGATTGATTTGGTCGTTGGACGCCGCCCTCTAAATGGTGAGACTAACGTAGACCCTAACTTTATTACTGATGCAGCTAGAATCCATATTAGTCAAACTACAGATATGGATAAGAATTTTAATTTGCCTGCGGGCTCGTCTGGACGAATTGATGCCCGAAGTGGCGTAGGGATTAAAGCTGATGATGTTCGCATTATTGGTCGTAGATCAGTTAAAATTATCACAGAGGGCAGAGGAACTAATAATTCAAAAGATGGCAGACTTAGAACAACGGTAGGTATTGATCTGATTGCTGGACCCGGAACATCTGACATGGGTATTCAAGGGCCGGAATTGTCAGGCGATGGTATAGCTAACCCAAGTTTGCAGCCAATTCCAAAAGGTCTACAATTAGTTGACGCCCTGTTTGACGCTATGGACTTAATGGATGATCTTGCAGCTATAGTCGCTACAAACACAAACGCAATCCATCAGAATGCTACTAACATTGCAAGTCACGCACACCCTGTTTTTGTCGGACCGATCCCCGGAATTGCTACACCAAGTCCAACCGCAGGAGCGATGGGCTTGGCAACAAAAACTAATCTATACGTTCGAGCATCCGCTCCAATGTACGCCCACCGCGTAAATACACAAACCTATCGCGCAAACTATCTCAGACCTGTGGGCGATGGTTGGATTTGTAGTAGATATAATAATACAAACTAATTAAAGGACGAGAGTAATTTAAATGGCTACAGCACCTACAGGTGGACCCGTCGGGCCACCAACATCACCGTCTACAACTACATCCCCTCCTCCAACCATTGGAGAACTCCGTCGGCAAGAAATCTTTGATGAGATTTACGAAAAGACTCTCGCTATTGTCCAAGCCATTGCAGAGGTATCTTTTGGTGGTCCAGCAGGTTACTTAGGGGCATACAGTCCATTTTACAAATTTCAGGACGTTATTCCTCCTTACTTTGAAACAACATCGCCTTTTAGTCCAGCTTACACTGCTACACCTTCTGGAATTCCTGATACTGAGTTCGCTGTTTTTTATGATGATGGAACATATTTTGGATCTTTACCGGGCGGTGCAGATTTGTTAGATTATGGTGAACGCTCAAGGTCGCTAGGCTGGAGCAGACCAGCACCGGACGTTTTCCAGATGGACGAGACAACAAATGCAATCTTCCTTAGGGATGCTGTTCAGTGGCTCGATCATAATAGAATGCCTGATGGCTTCACCATGTCAACTGGTGATGATGCAAAGGGTGTTGTGTGGTTAACTCGTGCGCTTATTCTTGAATTATTTGCTGAGTTAGAAGATCTAGGCGGGCTGTCTAGTGCGTCCGGTCCACCTAGTGAAGACGAAGGTCCAGATTCAGGCGACCCACCCGAGGCATCTTATGGCATACCCGAAGATGAATTCGATGCCTTAGTGGAAGGAGGGCAAGCCCTCGGTCCATGTGAACCACAACCAGCACCACCCCCTGCAATTCCAGAGTGTCCACCGTGTATCGAAGATCCAGATGCTTATGTTCCTGATTGGAGGAACAATAATGATGGGGATGTGTTTTTAAATCAGAGAACTTGCGAATACTGTGTCACGATTTTTACAGACGAAACAGATATTACGGTCCTAAATGATACGGCAACTAGAGAGGCGTTTTTAGAGGAACAGAAAGAGGTCGGCGTTCAAAGAATTCTAGAATACTTTGGTAAAACACCGCTCGATGAAGCTTCTACGGCTATTGTATTGGGCGCAGCTATCACAAAGCAGTACGATGTACCCATTCGGCCACTGCTCGCTTTAAAGGCGCTTGTATGCGTTCCTGTTGATGTAATTGAAGCTATCACCATAATCGATACTGATGCAGACCCAGAGGAGCCTCCTATTGGGCCTACTGGATGTGTCCTAAAAGCGGAAGAAATTAGAAGCATGATTAGGCGTGTTCGTGAGGCATTTAGATTTTATGGACACAAATACGCTCTTTGGTCTTACACTACCGGCCAAGTAATCCCCGGCTTTAGTCCAACTGCTGAAAATCAAAAACTACAAAAGTTTGTTCCTGCATTAGTGCAACTAATGAACCGTAATGGATTTAAATTAAACGGTAAGAATGCAGCAGAGAAAGTAGAATTTAGATTTAATGAAAACTATGAGCTTATCTTCGCTCAGGCCAAAGAACGAGGGTGTGAGCCAGTTGAATTAATCTGGAAAAAGGATGGTGATAATTTAGGCGGCTTCAAACAACTAGAACCAATTAACGATCCTAGAACAATGGCTTATATCGCATCTCTGAAGGATATGCACGATGACGCTGCCGCCCGCGATCCAAAAGCATGGGATGAATTTTTTACCGAATATACTTATCCACCAATTAGCACAGACGACGTGGAAGACCCTCTGGGCGACCCGGCATTAGCCGACGGTCCACTTCAACAGGCTGCTCAGTCAATCGTGGACGAGATAGTTAGCCTGCCAGATGCCATTGTATCTAAATTTTCGGAACAAGTGTGTCGAGATCGTAACGGGCAAGCAATACATGATGCGGATATTAGAGAGTTTGATGATATGCTCAAGCGAGCAATCTACTCAAGAGGTAAAATTATAACCATTGGTGATGATACCTTCTTAAAGCTGCCTGAACTTTTACAAGCCGTAGCAAATATAGACGAACTTTATAGCGAAATTTTAAACAAGCTAGGAGTTTGTGGACTTCTAGATTTATTGAGCGTAGCAATTGAATGTTTGACTAACGGTATTGATCTAGAAGAGGCCTTGTCGATTATTGTTAGAGCCGCGTTAAAAGCAATGGATCCGGGTAATTTAGAAAAACTTTTTATTGGACTACCACCTGACAAGCAACTTGAGGTTAAGGAAAAAGTATTTGAGGCCTTAGGATCAATCGAGGCACCATGGGACCAAGGATATCAGCCGGGTAGCTACAACTATGAAGTAAACGTAAACCCAGACGGAACACCAACAGGTAAAGATTTTTATGCCCCAAACCCAGACTTTGATAATGAAAAGCCTGTAGGGGATGGCAATAAGAGATTTGTTTTAATCACAGCAGAGGAAGACAATCGTTCAATAGCCGAGCGAACCACTCAATACAGAATGGAGTCACAGCCGCAGACTCGTTTTGGCGGCGGTGCAGGCTCAATTGGCACTGCTGTTGATACTTCTTTGGACGCGATATTTGATGCCTACATTGAGGCGATTTTAGATTCTGTTGATGCAGAGTTTTTGCTTGAGCAGATAAACAAATTTCCCGGTGCAGAGTTGATCACTAGGGTTTTAATCAACCCTGACTGCCCTCCAGCTCCACTATTCAATCCACCGCTTAACGAGTTTATGAAGACTCTAGAGTTGGATTTCTGTAGAGGCCAATATGCAATTACTTTACCAAAACTTCAAAAGATTAACGTGCCTGATTTCTATAGGATGTTCATGGAGGCACTTTTAGAAGTATTAATGCAATTGGCGATTAAGATTATTATTACAATATTGAATCTTGTTTTGAAAATTGTACTAAATGGGCTTTGTAATTTGCTTGGCGTGCTAGGTGACTTGGCCTCTGAATTGTTCGCGAGCCAACCATCAAATAACTTTGCTGAGTCGATTAAACAGAGCCTTAGTTCAACTGGTCTAAATAATCTTGGTATTCCAATTCCTATTGCTGACGATGATACGCTAAACAATGCAGCAGCAAATTTATTTTCCACATTCAGCAGATCATGCACCGATGCATCAGAGCTGCCAAACGCTGAACAGGTGTCTGACTTTTTAAATGAGGTAGGCCTTATTTTGACACAGGGTGAGTTTGTTGATTTGGTGACAGGTGTCGCAGCCGAAGAGGTGCATAAAGCAATTTATCAATTGACTGTTTTGAGGCACCCAGCGTTCCTTTGCGTATTCCCTAATGTTGGCTCCATACCAGAGTTCTTTAGATATTTAGGCAACATGATTGACCCAAGCTTTGCGACCCTTGGTTTGGGTGAAGAACGAGGCGTCCCAGTGTTTCCCGGTGTATGCCAAGACGCCACCTCCGCTGCGAAAGCGGATAATCTAAGAGGACAATTATTTGCCAATCGGGGCTTGAATCCAGATTTAATTGACGAACAACTAGAATTTTTAAAGTGTCAGGCACTAGCAGATTTAGAAGAGCTGGTCAATATTTCTCAAAATGGCCTGTTCGCAGACCTGCCCCCAATACTAGATACGCCAGATTGTAATATTCCCGGCCTCGTACCAAGAGACCCGTCACCTGATGATTTGCCTCAAGGCCCTGTTGGATTACTAGTTGGCCCATTCGGACTATTTGAAGGCACATTTGACATCTATGATAAGATGTACTATAAAGATCTTATGGGTCGTGGTGGCTTTTTGAACATGGTTCTTTCAGATCGTGATGGTCGTGGGCGAAGAGAGCACAATAGTTATGTTGCATCAAAGGCAATATTTGGTATTTCTAGCACCAGACCAAATAGTCGCGAGGAGCTTCTACCAGTTTCAGTTGCCAAATACTTAGAATATATTCTAAAGAACCCGAATACAGCACACAATAATTCAACGAAGTTCCACAAACGGCCATTTAGCTTTGCTTTACAGCCAAACGTTATTTTAGGTTACAGTAATTATTTTCCAGATAACGAAGATGATTGGTATGCGTTCGACATAAATCTGACCGCCGTGGACAATACAGCAACTGTTTTGAACAACCGATATGAACTTGAGGTTGTAGAGCGATTCAATTATACAAAAGAGCCTGCTATTCGTGATGATGGAACAATTGAAGATCCAAAAACAGGCGACACTTTTGTTGAAACACTATCAATCAGTGCGGACCCCGGATTACCGTCTGGCGTAGAAGAATTTATTACAACAGAGTTAGGCTTGGATATTGAAACAGTCCTTGCGTCTGGAACCGCATCGACACCCGCCTCTAATATCTCAGCACAGTCGGCTGTATTTGGAAAGTATATAGAAAAGATACTTCGTGATGCTTTACCAGAAGAAGCACTTGGTACTGCAACTGCTGAGGACTCTCTATCATTCATTGCGGATGCATGTATGACAGATATGTACGATTATATTAACTCTGGATTTTTTAGTTACATAGCAGGTAGTATCGCATTTAATAATGAAGCTTTCAAGTATGGCGAAGGTGGAGATGACTTTGTTGGTAATACACCCAAAACATATCCTGAAACAAAAATATTCCTTGACGAAACTCACGTTTATCCACCTGAGCACCCGCAAGCAGGCACTCCGCTACCACTGGACCCGTTAGCTTGGGGTGGCAACAACAATCTCCCAGCATTTTACAATCGACCACCACAAAATCGACCCGGCTGGGTTGGCATTGCCGATAAAATGATCCCAGAGGCAGACGCATGCGATCCAAAGCGTGAGAATGTAATTGGATTTAAAGAAATTAGCGATTACGCGACAGAGTTTTACCAGAAGATAAATGATGATCCGCGCCTAGACTCGCCATCTGCTTGCCCGATTGAGGAGCCATGCAATAAGATTCTTAGTCGAGCCGCTGCTTCCATGATAGAGGGCAACATCAAGGCCACAATTAGAATTTATGCTGCGGAAGCTTTCTTAAAAGGCATGCCTGCGTTTGTTAAATTTAAGGCAGATTTGAATGAATTGTACGAAGATTCGCTTTCTGCGTATATTACTGAAACACTAAAGAGGGGCTTTTTCCAATATTCTAAGAAAGGATTTGGTAGAAGAAAAACTGATGAATATTATTTCCAATTCCTAGAGCAATGTGTACAAAACTTTGGTAGAAAAATTGATGCTGGACTGATTGAGCCCACAACAGAAGAGCAGCAAGCCATTGATGTTATCAATGCGCTACAACAAATTTGGAAAAAAGATACTAATCCACCAAGTGGTAAACCATATGCTGGAACGGGCGAGAGATTGAAAAGAGTTCTATCTCCCGGCTTCTTTGGCGCTCAACTAAAGAATATTTTCAATAAGAATTACAATGTGCCATTAAATTCTGAAGATGGCGCACTAAGCAAGAGAGCCGCTAAGAAACTCAAAGAAGAATCTTATGATTACTTCATGAGAGAGATCGAAGATCAGGCAGAGGTAATTCTTAAGAGATACATCGCTGAGGAGCTAAAATATATCTCCGATGAATTTGCCGAAAGAATACCACCAGAACATCGAACACTATACGAGGTATTTTTGGGTGGTGCCTTTGGTACATATGGCTCTATTGCGTTCAATAACGGGGTTATTGGCGAAGTGACTCCGCTAGATGATGCAACGTTTATTAGTACAACGACACCAAGCCCAACGGGAGACGGTGACATTACGGTTAGTCGCCCCGGCGTGTTTTCTGTTGTACACAGTGCAGCGATGGTGTTATCTACCCCAATCGGCACTGATGAAAATGAGTTCCTAAAGTTGTACACAGACCCTTCAAACTCAATACTTCAAGGCCCACAGCCCCAAAGTGTGAAAGCGTATGATGTTTCCAACGACGTTTATTCTGTGTCTAGCGGGATCGTGTCAAAGAGTGATAGATATTGGCCCTTTGTGTTGGAACAATACATACAAATCGAGGACTATACAAGGGATTATTGGCTTCAGTTAGTGGCCGACGGGGTTGATCTTACAAGATTCGGCGCGTTGGACGTTGAAGGAGTTCCTGAGGTGTGGAACACTACACAAAGTAGGCCTGATAATTTATATGGTGTTGTGAAGGCAGATGAGTGGCAAGCCTACCTAGACTCGGAAGCTGCCTCTTATGCAGGGTTTACAAGATCAGATTTGTGGAGAGGTTGGTCCTATGGACTAAGAATTGTGTTTATTCCTCCAAATCGTAGTGGCCCCTCTTTCACTAATTCATTTGGTATTGGAACCACAACATTTGACGCTACAAATCCCGGCACTGATATTAGGTTGCCAAAATCTGTGCAAATTAAAGATAAAATTGATGTTATACAGACCGTAACTACAAGTGCGCGCCCATTTAACACTGAGACGAGCGAAAGAAACAAGGCTTTCTATTTTACAGACAGTGGCGCAACTCCTACTCCTGAAGAAGCTGTAGACAACCCCATGAGTATCCCGGTGGCTCGTGGAGTCTTGCAGATGCCAATGGGCGTTGATACGTTGAGCACCGATTGGACAGAATCCTTTGATTCAGTAGGAGGGTTTGGTAGACTCGTGCAGGAGCTAGTATGCAGTAATGAATACAAGATGCTGTTTAGATACTGCTTTAACATGCCAAGAATTACATCAACAATTGCAATTTACATTATTCAAGGGTTCTTGCCATCGATAGGAAAGGCAGGCGAAAGTGATCCCCCTGACACTTCCGCCATCGACGAAGAGGATTTTGACCCAGCTTTCGAAGGTATCATGCTTGGTTCTTTGGCCCGAGCTTTCGATAACGGAGAGAATGATGACGGTTGGTATGAGCCAAAGGGATTGGCTGCACTATTCAGTGGCGAATATTACGGTGGTGGCTTAAACAGTGGCTTGTCTGGCCTCGGTCCTTTTAGTTTCTTTGCTGATATATTTACCACAAATTTCAAAGAATGGCAGTGGTTTAAAGCATTCCACAGAACAAAGAAGCTCGCAGCACAATCATTTATGGACCTTTATAATTCGGAAGATCCTAGTTATACAAGTGATGCCTTCTCTGATCCAACAATTCAAGAAGATGCTAAGAATCAATTGAAAGTTTCTTGGCCTAAATTTAGCCTTAGACTCTGGTCTAAGAGAGTTGACAGGCCTTATGACAAGAACGGAGACTTGTGTTTCAACCCAGATGATGATTACCAAGACTAAGGAGAGATAATATGCCCGGATTAGCAGCCAGATTGCCACTAATAATTTCTGATAGTGATGGACCTTATGATTTGTTAAATACAGTTAAAGAGGTCGCAGCGCAGAATTTAAAAATGGTTGTGTTCACAAATCCGGGTGAGCGTATTATGGATACCAGCTTTGGTGTCGGTATCAGAAGGTTCTTGTTCAGGCAAAACGTTCGCGAGAGTCACGATGAATTAAGAACCAGAATCAGGCAACAAGTTACAACATACCTGCCCTATATTAAAATCACACAGATTGCAATTGACAGCCCACTAACGAATAGTGATATACCAGATAATTTTATGGTGGTTCGCTTGTTGTACAGAATTGACCCATACAATGAAGTAGAAGTTTTAGAATTACCTATTTCTATCTAGAAAACTACTTAATGTAAGAGGAACCGCATATGTCCAGAGTAAAGCCCGCGATTAAATATACTAGTAGAGATTTTGATTCAATTAAACAGGATCTAGTGCAGTATGCTAGAAGGTACTATCCTGAGGTATACAGAGACTTTAACGAGGCATCTTTTGGTTCGTTAATGCTAGACACCGTGTCTTATGTGGGCGATGTTTTATCCTTCTATATTGACTATCAGGTTAATGAAAGTTTCTTAGACACAGCCGCTGAATTCTCTAATATTGTTCGCTTATCAAAGCAATTGGGATATAAATATCGTGGAGTTCCATCATCCACAGGCGTTTCAGCATTCTATGTGGTAGTGCCAGCTAGTGATGTCGGCCTTGGGCCAGAGAGCAGCTACATACCAATTCTAAAGAAAGGCTCAACCATGACAGCGGATGATGGAACTGGCTTTATTCTTGAAGAGGATGTATTCTTTAATGATCCAAACGCACTAGTCGTTGTTGCGGCTGTTAACGATGCAACGGGACTTCCAGAGTCCTATGCAATAAAGTCACACGGACGAATTATCTCAGGCGAATTGGTAAGAGAGAGAATCACTGTTGGCGACTTTGTTAAATTTAGAAAAGTCCCACTAGGTTCAAGAAATATTACAGACATTATATCCGTCGTTGATGAAGAGGGGCACGAGTATCACGAAGTTGATTACTTATCCCAGAATGTAATTTACCGGGCCGTCACAAATCGTGGAACAGATAATCAGACAGTTTCGGCAATTATGAAACCTCATGTGGTTCCTAGAAGATTTACTGTTGAAAGAATTGACGGCAGATATTTCCTTCAGTTTGGATACGGTTCAGACTCCGAGCTAAAAACAAATTCAGTGGCTGAGCCATCTTCAATCACGCTAAAAATGCATGCTAGAGATTTTATTGATGATACAAGCTTTGACCCCGCAAAGCTTCTTGACACCGATAAGTTTGGTGTAGCCCCATCAAATACTGTGTTGACAATTACTTATCGAAAAAATACACAAAGAAACTCAAATGCTAAAATCGGCGGTATAACGAAGATGAGCAATACAATTATTAGTTTTGATGACCCGTCGGCTGTCCCTGCTAATATCGCCAGCGACATTCGAAGGTCTATGGAGGCGTATAACGAAGAAAAGATTGTTGGTAGCCGAGCACGACCCACCAACGATGAGCTTAAGCGCCGAGCTTTCGATAACTTCGCAACACAAAATCGTGCGGTCACAGTTCAAGACTTTGAGGCTGTGGCCTATGGCATGCCTCCAAAGTTTGGCTCAATCAAGAGAGTGAGTGTGGTTCAAGATCCTGATTCTTTTAAGAGAAACTTAAATTTGTATGTGCTAGCAGAAGATTCAAATGGCTACCTAACAGAGGCAAATAACACGCTCAAAGAAAATTTAAAAATGTGGCTAAATAGCTACAAGATGATTCACGATACAGTTGATATTCTAGACGGGAAGATTGTAAATTACGGTATAGAATTTCATGCAATTGCAAATCCCGAATATAACAAGTACGATGTTTTAGCAGAGTGTCAAAATATTATTGCTAATAATTTTAGACAACCGCTATTCATGGGCGAACCGCTTTATATTACGGATGTCTACACCTTGCTAAACAAGAACGTAAAAGGACTTATTGATGTTAAGTCAGTCAAGATAGTGCCAAAATTTGCGGGACCATATTCTAGAACAACATATGATTTTAACGATCAAACTTCTGCGGATGGAAGGGTGCTAAGGGTGCCAGATAATGTTTGCTTGGAGCTAAAGTTCCCAGCGTCTGATATTAAGGGGACAATTGAGTAATGGCTATTAAAAGATATTACGCTAGTGCCGACAACACTATCACAAATGCGTTTCAGTCTGATTTGCGGACCCGTGGCACAGGTGCAAACATGGGCCTGTCCGACATTCTTGAAGTCTTTTCAATCTACGGACAAGCATCCTCTGGGTCTCAAGAATTATCACGAGCCTTAATTAAATTTGATCTTAGCGGTTCAGCGAATACAGTTCGCAGTGACTCCGATGCAGGCAAACTAACTCTATCAAATAGGGCAACAGCCGTGTTAACTGCGCTCAGTAAAACTTCTGGCGAAGCGAACACGAGAACCTTAGTAGTTACTGATGTAGAAGGGAACGCCGTTACCTTTTCAATAGATAATAGTCTTACAACTTCTACAGCAACAAAAATAGCTTTTGGCAACGCAAACAGCAATGCGAACCAGTTCGCTACTAATATTGCTGCTGCTATCAACGCCGCTAATAGTGCAGGAACCCTAAAGATAAAAGCAACATCAACTGTTACAAGTGCAGGAGATGAGATAGTTATCTTAACTATGGTCAAGCGTGGCTCAAGTGGAAACTCTGTGACAGACATTTCCGGCACTTCGATCACGGATTCAGTGATTACAATTAACAATCAATTTCAAAATGGCGCTGATGAAGCAAGCTTCTATCTACGTTTATTTAATGCACCCCATGGGCAAACACTCCCGAAGGATGCCATTCTGGTAGTCGAGGCATTACAAAAAGATTGGGATGAGGGTCGTGGCCTAGATATGGAAGAATACACTGACTTGACTAACGGTGATGGTGGATGTAATTGGGAGTTTGCTCAAGATGGTCCGGGTGCCACAAGAGTGGCTTGGGATCGAAATGGAGGAAACTTTCATCAATCTCCAACATTTACAGCGTCTTTTGCTGCTGGAGGAAGTGGTATTACTGGTAGTGGGCCAACAGCGGATCTAGAGCTTAATGTAACTGATTTAGTTTATGATTGGTATGATTATGACGGCACGAATGGTAAAAAGAACTATGGATTTATAATAAGACTTACTGGATCGCAAGAGGCAAAATTTGTTGGCAACCCTGCTGGTGCAGATCATGATGGAAGTCTAAATAACCTTACAGGCTCTACTACTTCATTTTACACTAAAAAGTTTTTTGCACGAGGCACTGAATTCTTCTTTAAGAGACCAGTGTTAGAGGCCCGCTGGAATGATTCCATTAAAGACAATACAGGAAATGTATACTTTAGTAGCTCGCTTGCACCGCAGGCAGAAAACTTAAACACAATCTACATGTACAACTATGTGCGCGGACAGCTTAGAAATATTCCCGACATTGGCACCGGACCAATTTATGTCCAGCTATATTCTGGTTCTATTGGCAATACAGTGCCATCCACTTCATCAATCTTACTTCCGCAAGGCGGTGGTGTCGTTGCGGCAGGGGGCTCTGGCGACCAGCCGGTAGGCACGGTCATCACTGGAGGCTATGTCGCTACAGGCATATATTCGGCGTCTTTTGCAATTACTTCCTCTACTGACGACTATAATCCGCCCAATCGATTGTTCTCATCAGACTTAACAAAAGTATTTGCGGTCTGGGCTAATACTGGAAAACATGACCAAACAGGAAGAATAGAGTTTTTAACATCTTCATTCTTCCCTAAGAAGTTTGATACACCATCACAAAACCCAAACACAACATATGCTTCTAATATAACAAACCTCAAGTCAATTTACTCAACTAATGAACAAGCGCGCTTTAGAGTTTATGTCAGACAAAAAGATTGGAATCCAACTATTTACACTAGAGCCACTTCAGAAGCACAAACGCTAACAATTGATAGTGGGTCGTATAGATTCTATAGGGTTATTGATGAGCTTGATGTTATTCCATACGGTACAGGGAGCCTTTTGCACACTCAGATGTCATATGATGTCTCCGGTAATTACTTTGATGTCGATATGGGACTTTTTGAGCCCGGATATGCATACGCGATCAAGCTCGCCTATTACAACGGATCTGTTGGTTCCTATATTGAGCAATCAGAAACGTTTAAATTTAGAGTGGAATAGGCTGTCTCATGAGTATTAAAAAGCTTTTCGACAAGGGAAAAACAAGTCAAGTCGTAACATCCACTGATTTGCAGTCGCTATCAGAGGATGCCGAGTCTGCTGAGAATATTAAGCAGAGATTTGAAGATGTAAATCGATTCGTACCAACTGTAGACTTCTCAAATCCTGAGAATTTTGCTAGGTTCGGTTCGGCTGAAAAGTATTATACCGACGCGATGGATAGAATTGTTCGGTATTATCCTTATGATGGTTCAGAAGCAGAGTTAAATGAGTACCAAAACGAGTCTAGCTACATAGACCGTTACGTTTTTGATAATCTGTATCCAAGAACTACAGGTTATGCTAATTTTTCTCCACATGATAGCACTAATGATAACGGTGGCTGGGGTGCAAACGACACAAACCCTCTTGCCGCAAACCAGTATTATGGCGAGCCAACAACCAAAGAGTACATCGAAGTTCGCGGAGGACCACACACTGGCTCTAACGGCATGCTCTCTGGTGCCCTTGGTATTTCTTTTACAGGCTCGAACTACTACAGCACAGACATTTACAATCAGTCTGGCCACTCACCAGTTGGGCGAGACGGAACAAGAGAATCTAATTTACGAATGAACTTGGACGACGGTATTACTGTCGAGTTCTGGCTAAAGAAAGAATCATTCGTTGCTGCAAAAACACAAAAAGAAGTAATTTTTGACCTGTGGAACCAGACAACAGGTTCAAATGCTAGCCACGGACGCTTTAGGGTCGAACTAACTGCCTCTGGTTTTGCAGAGGACGGCGCTAATCCGTTTAGGCTCACACTCGTATCTGGCGCAGTTGCAAATGGATTAGTTGCAGGGGATGGATTTCAAAACATGCCACTCGGTGGCACAACCATCACCACTGCGTCAATTGCAGATAACAAGTGGCACCATTATGCTTTTTCGGTGGTCAACGGCGTAGACGAGAATGTTGTTCGATTTTATCGCGACGGACACCTAGTAGATACTGTTAGGACAGGTTCAGCGACAACAGGTGAGATCACTGGCTCTTTAATTGGCTACATTGGCGCTCTGCAAACGCACCCTAACTTACCAGTTGGCTCTTCCATTCCAGCCGATAGCATGGTTGGTTGGGGTAAGTTATCTGGGTCTATCGATGAATTTAGATACTGGAAAGCGCGCCGAACGAGTGAACAAATCAAAGAAAATTACTTTACTCAAGTTAGGGGTGGCACAAACACGGATGTTGCAAACACTGAACTTGGCGTGTACTTTAAGTTTAACGAGGGTATCACCGGAGACGCCACTCTTGACTCGACAGTGTTGGACTACTCAGGTCGTATATCTAATGGTATTTGGACAGGCTATGCAGCAGACGCTAGAAGCACAGGTTCTGCAATCTTAGAGTACAGCGGATCGACAAAGACAGAATATAAAGATCCAATTATTTACCCAACTCACCCAGACGTTCAGTACCTACGCACTAATTTAATCGCATCCTCCAGCTTTCACGATGTTAGAAACAATTCTTCCATCTTCCAGTCATTACCATCTTGGATGATTGAAGAGGATGATGAGACAGGTGGCCAACTCAAAAACTTAACTCAAATTGTGGGCAACTACTTTGACACATTGTTCTTGCAGATTGAGGCGATGAAAGATTTGCATGTGCCAACCTACCAGACTTCTAGTGGTAAGGCACTGCCATTTGCTAACAGACTGTTAGAATCTAAGGGATTCATAAACTCAGAGATTTTTGCAAATGCTGAAGTGTTAGAGGCGGTTATGAACCGTGACACTGAGCGTGAGTACAGCGACGATCTGCATAATGTTAAAAACTTAATTTATCAAAACATCTATAATAATTTAGTTCACATCTTTAAGACTAAGGGCACCGAGAAATCATTCCAGAACTTGATTCGATCATTCGGTGTTGATGAAGAACTAATCAGAATTAATCTGTACGCAGACAACACCACTCAGTTACTTAGAGATAACTTTAGGCCAAAAGCAGCAAAGAAAAACTTTGTTGATTTCTATCAGACTGACAATCAGGACGCTGTGGTGACACATGACGTGCTACCTAGCACAACATCAACTATTAAAAATCCCGATGCTGTTGGGGTAACATATATCTCAGCTTCACACAAAGACTTCTCTACAACCGCTGAATCTGAAGTAATCTTTCCAAGACTAAAAGATCCGGGCGACCCCGGATTTATTGAACTGTCATTTACAGACTCATCAATCTTTGGATGGGACCAAGCCGACGCCGACCCCGACGATTTTATTAAGCCATCGGGTGGATCAGGGTATCAAGTTTTGGCTATCCGCCCAGATTTAGAGTCTAAAGATGCATTCTTTAAGCTCGTAGACAGAAGTAATAATTTAACAATTGCAACTTCTAGTCTTTTCAAGGATGTCTACGAAGATAATCGTTGGGTTTTTGCGCTTAGAACCAGAAATGCTTTAACTTCCTCTATTACACCAACAAGCCCCGCAGTGTCGCATGGCATGGGAACATTTTTAACCGGCGCCATCGGTGTGAGAGCTAAGGCAACAATTACTGTTATTGATTCTAGCTCTCCTCCGGGCGTACCTTTCATTGGAGAAGGTGATACTATCGAGTTAATCTCGACTGATGGGACAACAGTGACTCTCACCATGCAAGGCACGGGTGGCTCTACCACGTCCTCTGAGACCAGCGGCACAACGTTAACTGCTAAAACCTTGTCGGCCGGAAGCTATGCTAGTTCTACTCTTCATGCTACAGCGCAAGCGGTTGAAATTCGGACAGCGATTAATCATCACACCAAATTTAGTGCGACCAACACTGCTAACGTAATAAGTATAGTACAAGCAGAGGCCGGCGCATCTGGGAACACCACGCTCACAATAACAGAACTTGGCGCAACCGGAATGTCAAATACTAACTTCGTCGGCGGAGCCAACGCCAACCGTGTCGAGGTCAGTCTCTATGGTGTTCACACAGCCTATGACAGGATTCAAGAAGAATTTGCTCTAAGTGGTACTGCGATTCATTCCGATATCACAGTCCCGAGAAGATATTACGTTGGTGCTAGAAGAACTAACGTTACAGGCGGCACTGTCAACGAAAAATCAAGCGTTAAGGTTGGTTACCTAAGGCATTGGCAAATGTACTTAGACAATCATGTTATCCAAGCTCACGCACGAGATACAGAGAACTATGGTACATTTAATCCGTTGCGTAGCACTTACCTGCTAGAAAATCCTCTAACCGGAACATACCTACCCGAGATTCAAACGCTTGCATTTAACTGGGACTTTTCAAACGTAACAGCCTCCGACGCATCCGGCGAATTCACACTTCAGGACTTTTCTTCAGGCTCATTGTTGAAGCGCAGATTCCGCGATCCTGATATTGATCCAATTGTTAACAATCAATATAACGCACGCGGTTACTTCTTCAAGACAAGCACGACAGCAGCCGTGGATACAAATTATATTAGCTCTGCTCGCTACAGGTTACCAGAAGTCATGAATAGCCATGACATGATCGACATCAGAACACAAGATGACCTAACATTTACAAAAGAATCAAGACCAATTAGTCATTTCTTCGCGTTTGAAAAGAGCATGTATCAGGCCATTTCAGAAGAAATGATCAACATGTTTGCTGGCATTAATGAGTTTAACAATCTAATTGGTGAGCCCGTTAACCGATATCGTCATGAATACAAGGATATGTCTAAATTAAGGCAGATTTTCTATGAGAATGTAGAGAACACGCCCGATCTAGACAAATATCTATCTTATTACAAGTGGCTAGACACTGCTTTGGGCGAGATGCTACAACAATTAGTACCAGCGTCATCAAGATTCTCTGACGATGTTCGCAACATGGTCGAGGATACAGCCCTTACAAGAAATAAGTATCGTCATATTCTTCCAACACTTAGAACGCCAAATACTGTCATTGAGGGACAGATTAAGGGCATTGAGGAGCACCTCTACAATTGGAAGATTGGCCATGCCCCAATGAATAATACGGGCACTAAAGTCGTCCACCCACAGCCAGAAGATAAGCACTGCCTCTGGTGGAGACAACGTGCTGAGCGTCAAGGCGCATCTGTAACTTCTGACAGAGCATCCGTTGACAGGTCAGCCGCACAAGTTGCGATTATTGATGAGCAGCGAAACATTTACAAGCGTAAAGGTTATTCCTATATATCAGCCTCTGTGCCACAGTTCGCAGCCCTTCAGGGCACCGATGGTGTTACAAAGGTTGGAGTAAACAACGTTCCAATTTACACTGGTTCTTACTATCCAAACAACAGATTCTCAAGAGTCTACCGACTGTTCATGGGTGTCGGCTTTAACAGCCTATCAATAATTGGTGCATGGAATGGGTACTTGATTGCCGGTCACAACCCGGTAACAGGTCCAAACACAAAGTATACTTACTGGAGAACAACAGTTGATCCAGCAGACACTACTAAATTAATTGAAGTTTCCAGTATTATTGATGAAAGTGGCTGCGAGTATGCAGCGGCATTGCTACCTTCACCCGGTACGTTTCCATCTAAAGATCTGCGCCCCGGTGGTGTTGTTTCATTATCAGCCACTACCACAGCAGGTAGTCTTGCTGGAAAGGCTAACAATTTACCATTTAGCCTTTATAAATCAGACGTTACAACGGGCTACAAAGCTTCAATCTCCAATGTTAATATTAAAACTACAACTGGTGCTACAGTTGCAGGCGGTCTTGAACTTAACAATTTACATCAAGACATAATTGAAACAGGCGAAGCTTCTATGCAAGGCCCGTTCACCGAGAAGTATGTTGGCGGATTACCACATAGGCACGTTGACATAAATACAAAGAAAGGCGGCAACTTTGATGACCCAACTACCCGTGTCGAGGGATTTGTAGTTGTCCCAAGCGCCAACACTATCCAAGTCCGTGCCCCATCCGCCGCGTCAGATGATCGGGGCAGTTCCAGTCCAGAGGTCAGAGGCGACTTCTACAGAAATACAAAAGTTAAAAGACCTGTTAACGTTGCCAATATTCGTCAGTTAACAGGATCGTCCCAGCTAAATCATATTGGTAACTTCACATCATTCAGAGAAATTGTTCAAATTTCTGATCGAGATGCCAACAATAGATCATTTGTTAAGCATGAAGGTAAAGGTCCATTCCTTGAGAATAGCAGGGCTAAGAGGAAAAGACGTGGTAATGTGAACCTTCTCACTAATAATTTATTTCATCGTCTTGGAGAGTTCAAGGACGTTGCGAAACCAAACTTCTATATCTCTGGCTCATCACATAGAGAGAACGACATTATAAGTTTGGGAGGCAATCAGTTTGCTGAATCCAACACAACAGATTATATCTTTGTCGAAAGATTCTCCGCACCCGGTGGCCCTGAAACAGCGGGTGATTCCATGGGTGGTGCAGCCCTTGACTTTGGCTCCGCACAGTATTCACCATACAACAATCTAAACTATCGTAACCTGACTGTAAGGCTTCCCCTCCACCGGCTTTTAACAGAACACGCAAATCAGTTTGGCTTCTCCTCTGAGCCTGACGCTTTAAAAGCAACTGCAACCATTACTGTTACGGTTGCCAATGTAGACAACATTGGGCAAGGCGACACGATTGAGCTAACGGCCACAAATGGAAAAACGATCACCTGTACTTTACAGGGAGTAGGAGGTACGACAACTTCTACAGCAACGGATGGAAATGTGCAAGCCGCGACATTCGCATCAGGTACAGATAACACACTTCAAGCAACTTCGCAAGCAGTTGCAATTGCCACAGCAATAAACAGCAACAACTTCTTTACTGCAACCAATAACGCCAATGTTGTTACAGTAACTCAAGCTGTTGGCGGCGGAGTTGGCAATACCGCAATTACTATAACGGAGCTTGGTGCAACCGGATTGACAAAGACAGATTTCCAAGGCGGCGCCGGCCGGGCATCGACCGTTAACTCTTTCGACTATAGGGGTATACCAGCCTTCCACGACGTTAATAGAAACTCTAGACTACGGTTTGAGTTCTCTAGTTCTAGACAAACAGCCGAGACTGTAATTAGAAAGAAAACACATGATAACTTCTTTGTTCAAAGAGAGATCCCACAGTCTGAGACACAATATGCTTGGATCACCGCATCTCTTACGCACATTCCCGGTCATCAAACAACAGTTCTTGGGCATCCACACCCAGACGGTACAGTGTCTAGTTCTGTTGCATTCGATTATGGTCTCGCTCAAGGTGCAAATACAGCAATTGCTAGCACAACAAAAACTGTCGGACCCGGCTTCATCCCCGCACTAAACTTTGTTAGTGCGAGTGATGTAGTAAGTAAAATAGGCGGTGGCGTCCGCCGCTGGCTTGGACCCGGTGGCAATGTAAGCCATAACACAAATGGTGGAGCCGATAAACGCGCCGTAAATTCAACTTTTCCTAATGGATTTCTCCCAACTGACTTTGTTGGAATGAATGGAAACGTGCGTCAAGTTATTAATACTGGGTCACTAATCCTATCCGGCGCCGCACATGCTTTCCACAATGACTTGCCACAGATTGGCACCGCTCCATTTTATCGAGCATCTCATCTATATATCAATTCCATAGAGGGTTCCGATACTGGCGAGTTCACACAAATTACTAGTGAGCCTCGAAAGGGTGACACAACAGTTCTAAATGCCCTCAACCTTAACCGCAACGGCCCTTACGGATATCCTTCCTTCAAACAAATTAGAACAGGCGAGACTCGTATTGGTAGATATCTGCGACGAAACAATATTATTTCGTTTAACGAAACACCGGGTAGACACTTAGTGTCTGAAGACGCTGGTCGTGGCCGCGAAGAAAAAATTGAAAGATTTGGAACACTAAAGCAATTCCGTGAGCCAGTAGCTGTTAGCCGCCACAAGCCAGCCAAATTTATGGTTGGAATGAAAGAGACTTACGAGGATTCAGGCAGGACTGTAACCAAAACCAGACCGGTAATGATTGAGGCAACCTATGGAAACGACTTAGGCTTCTTCTCTGATAGAGAACTGGACGATGCAAAGGGCTTTGTTAAGCCCAAGCCTGTTGGTTACAGAACAGTTGGTGACTTTTACCTCAGGGGAGGACTGGAAAGTCCAGCTACCCCAGTTGAAAGCTTTATCGACTTTAGATACGCTGACACAGTTTATCCAAAAGAAAAGAACACATACATGCTCAAGTCTCGTTCTAGAAATGCATTCGCAAATAATTTCTGGAGAAATAATCCTCTTGATAGACTAGAACTTGGCCAATCAAAAGTAAGATTCAACGGAACAACTCCCGATGACTTGGATGCCGCTTCAGGTGAAGCGTTTACTCCAAAGCAAACAAAACTTAGTTCGTGGAGCTTGGACGGTCCACCAATCGGACAGTTTACCACAGCGTCAGTAAGTGTGTTCAACGTACTAACTGGTAGTGAGGTTGGCATCTTGCAACATAGAAGTGCAATTTTGCACTACGGCAACAAGCACACTATGACTGCATCTGTAATTTACGCTCGTCCGCACTTGTTAGAAGCTACTGCATCTGTTAGATCCCCAGTTGGCCCATCAGCTCCTTCTAGTTCTGCCTCGATGATTCTAGCTGGTAAGCCACTTGGTCGTATGAAGATCTTTGGCGGTATTACAGCTTGGGAAGCTGGTGAGAATGCTGGTGTTGTGAATGATGATGGTGTATTTGTGAAGAGACCTACGACACCTTTCTATGATTCATACGATGATTTCGCTGAAGATCTTCGAGTTGTAGCCAAAGACTACTCCATCGTCCCAGAGTTTAGAATTAGCGAACATATGGACTTTTATATTAAAGAGAAACAAGGTAATTTCTTAGCGGATAATCCAAAGCTGCTGTCCATCTTTGGTTCTCCCACAGGTTCAACAGTTCCACAGAACAGCTCAGAAAACGATTTCTTTACAGTTTATTCAAATACAGACTTTATGAAGCACTTTGCAGAGGTGAAAGAGGAGCATAAAGAAATTGCCAAGCCTTCAGAAATTACCTTAACATGCAAAGCAGCCATGAAGTTCTTGCCGTATAACGGATTTTATCCTGCTGAGCGGACAGTTGATATCGCGACACAATTCTCAAAATCATATGGCGATCAAGTATCATTCACGGGTGATGACTCGGTGTTCAGCAGTGCTAGAATAAGACCATTGGTCGCGCCGCTTTTCGCCCCCGGTATTATGTATAATTCAATTAAGTCTGGCATTGCAGTAGACTATCCAGTATACACATCGTCTTTCAAGCGGCACAATCCAAAAGATGCCGGTGATTCAAACGTAGCTACAAATTATATTATGATGTCTACTGCATCCAGCCCGAGGCTTGACGCTGGGGGCAAACTTGCGGGATGGGACTTTAGAGTTCCTTTTGAGACCATTATTGAGCCAAAAAGATTTATTACAAATCTATCATTTGTTGATATGGAAGTTCATCCATCTTCGGCAATGGATATGACAGCTTCATGGGATGGCCAAGGCGATGAACTTTATGAGCGAATGTCTAACAACTTCTTTGCCGCAGTCCCTGAGTTCTTCTTACCAGCAGGTGAATTTTCCACACTCAAGTCAAAGCCATCAAAACAATTCAAGTCTTTAGACACTGGTTCAGTTTATGGCCTAAGAATCAAACTAAGAAAGTCTTATAATAGGGGTCGCCAGCCCGGTCGCCTAAACCAATACATTGTTCCTAATGATACTTTCCTTGATTTTAATTCTACCACTGAAGGCAAGCCGTCCTTGAGAGAAACTTTTACGATGTACAGTCGCCCTAGCGCCTTCGGACCTCCGATGTCTGGTCGCGACCAATTAGGGGCCACTGGATCGGCTGCATTGGAGCAGAACACTTTCTCAAGACAATTGTTACCCGATTCTCTGCTCGGTATGAACCCCAGCTTCACGCCTCCATATTATGATGGAGAGGCATGGTGTGATGTTTTGTTCCGGCCTAGTTCAAGCTTTGCAACGCTTGGAGATATTCTCGCTGGATCTAGAAAACTATATTGGCGATTTGATAAGCTTGGCTTGGGTACTCAACCCGGCGCTAATACGCAGCCATACGGGCAAATTAATATTAATAGGTTTGCCATGCAGCTTAGCTCATCATTCAATCTATTCCAAAGAGTTCAAGAACCAAACGTTACTTTTGATGCAGACGGCAACCCTATCACGATAGGCGAGTCTAGCGACGACAAATCAGTTTGGGTAATCCAGCCAAAATTTGAAACGCCAATGTTTAACTTTAACGATCAATTTGGTGTGAATCCAATCGTTGCAGGTACAAACTTTACAGTGCCAACAAACAACTCAGAGTCAGTCACGAGAGGTATATGGCACCAGTTCGGTGTGTTCCCTACTGACCCACAGCAGGGCATTTTCTTAGATATTGAGGATATCCCACAAAACTTCCTCATTAACAGAGTTAAGAATTACGGTTCTTCATCATTCTTTAACAATAACAACGGCCACCGTATTGACGAGAATGCTGCTAACATTGATGATACTAACATCAAGGGTTTCTATGGTGGCTCTGGTACAAATCGAGTACCTTTCAAATCACTTTTAGATGTTGTGCAATTTGACAAGAAAACTATGCGACTAGGTGAGACAGCACAAAAACTCACAGCTAGTGAAGCAGTCGTCGCTGTGCCATTTATTGAAGAGGGCGGACAGCGCAAATTCTTTAACGTTGATAAGACACTAGTTGATAAAGTTATAGCAAACCCAAGAACAGAAGAAGTAGGTGAATCTATTAAGCACATGGTTAACAGCCTAGATAAATATGTCGTGCCTCCAACTATGGACTTCGTGGCGTTTAGGGATCGTGTTGACCCAATTGCGATGTATTTCTTTGAGTTCGAATTTGAGTTTGATAAGAACGACTTGTCTCATATGTGGCAAAACCTCATGCCACCTTCTGGCAAGATTGTCAAGAAATCAGAAACTAAGGTTGGACACAAGCTAGTGTTAAACGAACTACTTGGGAATGTAGCTGGTGAAACTGGAGAGTCAATTGACGACAGATTACAGTGGATGGTATTCAAGGTCAAGCAGCGCGCAAACACCAATTACTTCTCAAAGGTTGCAGGTGCAAATACAGACGCTGACCCCCGCTTCAGGAAAGAGTTCAAAGCAGGCCGAGCCAGCGAAGAAACAACAGTGCAGGATAGATTTAGCTTTAACTGGCCATTTGACTTCTTCTCAATGGTTGAGTTAATTAAGCTAGAGTCTGAGATTAAGTTCTCTGCACCCGATAAAGATATTGACGAGCGACTAGTTATTAAGTCGGATAAAGACACAGTAGACAGTGGGGTGAAGGCCGCACCAGAAAGTGCTACAACAACAAGTCTTTTGCCGTCAAAGGAATGATAGATGCTTTTTGCTAACAAAAAAGAAGAAGTAATAGACATAGAATTGACGCCACACGGTAGATATCTTTTATCACTTGGGCGTCTCAAGCCTGTGTATTATTCATTCCATGATAATAATATTCTTTATGATGGTCGATATGCAGAGATCGTGGAGTATTCAAAAGATATTGAAGACAGGATCCAACACGAGACGCCACAACCCAAGACATTGAACACGAGAGCTAGCAGAGAAAAGAACACAAAGAGAATTTTTGAAACAAATCTCGCGTTGGCTAGTAGCGTTGACAGAGCAACAGAGCTTGCATCTGTCGCCCAAATGAATGAGCAGAAGGCTTTCTTGGCAACGCATCCAATTGGAACATGCTCACCAACCACAGATCAGGCACCCAAATGGTCAATTAAAGTATTGAACGGGGAGATTAGTGGATCGATCCCTTACCTGACCTCTAGCTACCAGACTTTAGAAATTCCACAAATTGATATTGATGTGGTCTACAAGACTGCTATTTTGGATGTGAATGATCCGGGCTTAGTGTTACCAATCAAGCCAGACCCCGCACTTTCTAGCAACGTGTACAGTGATGGAACTTATGTGGCGATTGATCCAGACCACTTGTTGCTAGAAATCTTAGAGGAAAACACTGAATACAATAAAACAAACTTTGAGGTTGAAGTGTTCGAGGTAGAGAACGAAGACTATGTATCAGCTAAGGCTGGCCTCTCAGGCACGGAAGTTAGACAACAAGAATTAAAACCATTATTCTTCAAGAAGCCTGTTGAAAATATTGTCAACAACATTCTAGTAGATGATGCCGAATTGCCAAAGCCGCCAGCGATTGGTGACAATCCACGCATGGTAAATTATTATTTTAATGTTTTTGTAGACGAGGAGATTGATCCTGCTGACATTTGTGAGGCCAAAGAAGAACTTGACAAGAAAAACCTCTTTGTCGATCTCGACGTTGTGTGCGCTCCTAATGCAGCTACTCCAACAAGATACGATGTCTACACCGGACCAGATCCGCTTGCACCTTGTCCAGTACCTCAAGAAGGTACGGACTGTAACGATTAGGAGTCAGTTTAAATGGGTATTTTTGTAAATTCTGTTAACGTTGATGACGCGACTCTTACTATCGGCCTTAGTGCGGAAGAACTTTATCGACCAATCAACCCAGACTGCCCTCCACCCGCTGACAGTAGCTCAGGCCCCGGTGGTGGCCTTAACATAATTCCAAGTGATCCTGTAACTGAACCTCCTTCTGGTTACACTCCCGAAGCCGGTGATAGTGGCTGGTATTATGATGAATGTATGGATTGCTGTTACCCAGTGACAGATAAAATCCTTAATTATATGGAGTTTAAGGTTGCGACATTTCTTTCGCCGGGTTATACTCAAAACATTACTTGTGAGGAAGTAGACGTAGACGCTATAGTCACCTCCGCTGAAGCCGCTGGTGACGCTGTTGTTGTGGCTATTGACCCAAGACTTCATGCTGCTGGGACGCTATCTAATGCGTTGGTCAAGGAGAAGAGCGACGGTTCTCGCGCTTATGAATTAAATTATAATGCCACCATTGAATTGCCTGACGGGGCAGACACTGATCACATTGAAGTGGTGTCATATGTAAATATTGATTTTGAACGAATGAAGAACGATTACGGCTTTGAGGCAGGCAATAATTTGCAAGCAGAGACTATAAAATTGATGGCACTTAAGGCGAATTTAGATAAGGTTCGAGAGCGTGGCAAAGTAAACGAGACAATCCCATACTTTGTGAATCCTGCAACAGGCAAGACATGGACCGGGCCAGTTCATTATCACCCGCCGACAAGAGGCTATATGGGCGGCGCAAAGCACACGATGTTACCACAGCCCCTGTTGGTCCAGAGAACAATGCCGAACTTAAAAGTTGTGGATAATTCCACTACAAAAAAAGAACTATTAGGTTTGGATTTAGGCCGCGCATTAACAAATGACCCATACGATGAAATTGATAGACTAAACAGCACCGGGACTAAACAGCAAGTTGCCAAGACGTTTGTATCAGATCCTGTGTTGTCAAAAACTAACGACGGAAAAGTTAGCTTTGTCTTTTACATGGATCCTGAATCTGTGGTCAGAGCTAACAGTAAATTTCCCGGTATTAGGGAGCAGGGCATTTATCGAAGAACCCCAATTGAAAGCATTCAAATTTTTCGTGAGCGTGCTATCGAAGGTGCCGATCTCACAGAACTAGGCGTCAAAAAAGTTGGCAAGGACACCAGAGGCAAGCAATCACAAGAGAGGGAGCTAGTGGTTTATTCGTCAGACCAAAAGTCATACGGCGAAGACATGCAAACTATGAACGGTGCAGTGAAAGATGTGTACTCAAGAGGACTACAAACTAATAGATATTCCGTTGATGAAGACTTTGATGGCATCAAGGAAGTGGAAGTAGGGATTATTTCTGAGACACCGGTTCGAAACATCACTAGTAGAGGATACCGTGCATTTACAGTAGAAGACATGCAAATCTCTAATAGAACTTCAGGTAAATTTAGATATTCCACTGAGATTGAATTTAAAGATCCAACTGTAGCTTATATTAATCGAAAGCTAGCCGTGATTTGTGAAGCCAAAGATAAGTTAGAGGAATTGGTTTCGTTCATTGACAATGTAAAAGCTTACGATATGTTGAACAAAAAATACACTAGAGATTATAAGAAAAGGTACAAGAGGGCACATACTAGAACCGCTAAGATGGTGACTAGAGAGGTCATGAAGCTGCTAAAAGCAATTACCGGACAAAGCTTTAGTGCGGCACAAAATTATATGATATCTAACCTAAGTGTTCAGAACGGCAGTCCTCAAGGTATTGAAAATATAATTGAAGTGATAGGCTCAATAGAAGACAAGCTAAAGCTAGCTCTTGGCAACAGTATTGACAATGCAAATACAAATAATGCTGGCGCTGAAAAAGATCCTACTATCTCCAAAAAGTCAAATGCAGATTTGGGGATGGTTCGCGTAGAAAAAGAGTTTGATGCAATTGTCGATCAAACAAATGAGCGCCCATTGAAACTAGACTACACAACCGCAAGGGCCAATAGCTTCCCCAGCATGACTGACAAGTCTTACGAAGAGAGAATCAATTTAGAACGTAGAAAGTTCTACTCAGACTCGAATACTCGTCGTAGGAATAACGCTAAAAGTAGGTCTAATTTACCTAAAAGAAAGCTTCAAGCTCTTAGTAGAAGTCGTAACAGATCAGATTACAGCTACCTTACACCAGCATTTGTTAGATGTGGCACAACAACCATGGATCTGGTTGGTGACAATACACAGATAGACAATCTAGAACAGTATAAGAGTATTAATTTTAGGTCCGCAAGAGGTAATAAGCCACTGTCTGTTGAAGCACCACCTGAAAATACTAGCATGCTAGAATTATCTGAAGACATATTGACAGAGTTGGGAATATCTGTAACGCTACGCCCAACAGAATCAAGTAAAGACAAGCAGTACAATAGTGATAGCACTAAGGTATTTGGATCAAAAAGCTTTGCTGACAAAAACACTGAACCGGATAGGATTGCAAAGAAGCCAAAGAGAGATAGATTTGTGATGTCGGCCACCGAAACCATTGCCACAGCGGTATTAAACAAGGCTCAAGATACCGACATATTAAATCCAGATGCGCCAATTAATCAAGACCAAGAAATTCCAGACATAACGGATGCGACAGAGAGTCGAAAGCTTGCAATTTCAAAATTTGATGTCCTAAGAGAGGATAACATCTTAAATGATCTTGATGCATCTAAGATTGAACAAATGCCAATTGGCTTACGAGCATTGTTTGATTCAAGAGACGATGCAAGATTTAATTGGGTCGATCATGATCTTGACCTTGTAAAGGATCCAAGAGTGCAAGATATATTTACTTACAATCAAGGTAGCACTGTAAAAGTTGAATATTTAGCCGACTTTGAATCAACCTTTGGCGGCAAATCACTTAAGAAGCCGCGATACTCTCCACTAACAAAAGAAGTGATAGATAGTGTCCCTGAGGGAGAATCCCTTCTCGTCAGATTGCGACCAATTAGTCTAAATGAATTTGGCGTTCCAGACGATTCGGTGCCCAGCTTAGGTGCTGATATATTGACAGAAAACTTTTTTATCACCTCGACTACGCCTTCAACAACAGGAGTAGTTGCAGTTGACCCGGTTACAAGAATGGAGGAGAGTCCAGAGATTACTGATGTCGAAACGCAAGTAAATGCAGTATACGACATGATCCCTGACGAGCCTTCGACTGTATCATATGTTTGTGTCGCAGGCGTTTCTGGCCGCATCCAGTCTGCAAATCTAGGCGCAACACTTTTTGCTGGCGATTCACGCCCCGGCCCTTTAATGCGGCCAGTTAGTTCAACGAGCACAGGAGGCGGCGGTTACTAATGAGTTTAACTAAAAAATACGTTTACGTCCATCACTGTAGTTTAGCTGAAGACACGCCTGATAATTTTAGAAAAGTTATGGGTCGGGCTTGGGTGCCAAGCTCTAGACTTGGGTTACAGTACGGATTTAATGTAGATCCTCCCGTTATGGATATGACATTTGGGCCTTACTTAGAGTGGGAGCACGATTATTTCTTCTCGACCCAAGTACCAGCAACAACTCAGCTAGTCTCAATTAAACCAAATCCGTACTACTTCCCGCCGATCCCTGATGCCGAAGAGCCTTGTTGCGGTTGGTATGCATACCTCGGAAGGTTCTTTGCAGATCATTTTAGTAGTGGTAATCCGCTACAGATCCTAAGAGGAGTTCTAAAAGACAGAGTTGCTGGCTATAGAGCGTCCCTGTCTGATCTCGGCTACTCTGGGCCAATCGACCAGAAGTATTTCCCAGATGACTCGTGCGGAAGAAGGCTAAATTATGGGCCAATCCAGTCCGACGACCCTGAAGACACGCCACCACCTGAGGTTAATATTCCGGGTGCGATGGCCTTGGTCTCAAATTCAATGGCCGTTCCTGTTAACCCAAACCAAGCCGGTCCAGAACCAGAACAAGCCGAAACAAATAGGGCAAAAGTCAGGTTGTTCAGAGACCTTTGGTTTCAAATGTTCGCGCCTTTTTCAGAGCTTGAAGATGGGTATCTTGAAGGTAAGCCTAAGGCAATGGTTGGCGATGTTAAATTTAGCTATAACTTTTTCCTAGAGGCCTACGAGCGTCAGCTCAGAGGAAATACTTTACCAGAAATTAGAATACCAAACTTATACTTGTCCGTGTATAAGGACGGATCAGTACCATATGTGCTATATCTAAGTGAAAATGTAGGCTGTAGATTCAAAGAATTTGCTAAGTTAGTTCTGCAAAAGGGATACACAGAGTACCTAATTCCTGTTAAGCAGCAACCGTTTTTACAAGATAAGAATGTGTATTCTAAATCATTCCCGATGGATGCCACAGTTTCTTTCAGCACTGACAGGAATACTTTTGTTGCAGATGCTCTTGAGGACTCGAAACTAGAGTGTAACATGCTCCGTAGAGTGTCGGAAGGCGAGGTCAGGCTAGACGTTGCAACCACACCGCCAACTGCTTTTACTCCAACCTCTGAAGGCAACCTCAAGCCACCCCCTGAAGAGACAATGGAGTTTGCCTATGCAAAGCGTTACTACGATACTTTGTCGAACGCATATACTCCAAAAGCAAGCGTGCCAAATCAAGTAAGCAATTATAAAGCATCTTACGGCCCGTTTGGTAGAGACTTGAGGACGTTCGATTTTTATCAATGGATGATGAGTCTACCAGATATCCCTGCTTCTTCAGTGTCGTTCCCCGGCGATCATGTTTTTCTTGGTAACCAAAACGATTCCACCGACATGGCCTTAAGGTCCGGCCTATACCAAAGAGACTTGTCATACTTGGCGAATTACTTTATTATGTCAGGTAAGGTTAACCAGATAGCCGAAACCCATCTCAGAACTTATCAGCAAATGATGAGAGGTGACACACCACACTCCGAAACTATTCTTTATAAATTATCTAAGTATTCGACAGCCGAACTACAACAGCAGTTAGAGACAGTTCTATCTTCTAGTCCAATGTTGCGCGATCAGATCTTGCTTGGTAACGATGGGACCGCTGCCTTGGCTGGTGAAGACTTTGAAAAACTTGAAGCTATATTCGACGAAATTGAACAGATCGGCATTACTCCAATTCAAAATGTGTGGATTCCCAACTCTAACTCAATTGACATTTTTGAATATGTTGATACACAAGTAAAGTATAATAAAGAGTACACATACGTTGTAACTGCATACCAGTTGTCTGTTGGGACCGAGTATTTTTACTCTCAGTATTTTGGCCAAAGACCAGAAGATCCACAGCCACAGCCATGTGAAAACGCTACAATTGGTAATCAAGCCATTGCAGGAGTCTACAATCTACAAGAGTCACCTCTGGATGTAACAGGGGTTCCACCAACAGGAACTGCTGTACCGCTATTAAGAATTGTTTACGATGCCTCGCTATCCGAAGGAGAAAAGTACAATCTTATAAACCAATTACTGTCAGAGAACAGCCAGTGGAAAAGCTTAACTGGTGGTGGAACGGTTGATACCTGCGAAGGTACTGGCATGGCAATCCTCAGAAGGCAGATCTCCGATGGAGGCACCGACCAGTCAGGGCAAAGCTTTGGTCCCGAATTTGAATACCTTGTGCTTTGTTATTGTTTTGATTTCTTCAATCCCAATCCAGATCAGTGGTCTGTTGTAACAATAATTGAAAACAAGCAAGTAAGATCATCTGGTGACCAAACAGCCGGGACTGGTAAAAACGAACCAGCTTGTACAATTTATGGTCAGCTTAGAGTTGCCCTACGAGCTGAATTAAATTTAGTTGACGCATCATCGATAACTGACGAGATCTTAGAAGTGTTCGGCGTCACAGACCCTGCGGACCTCCCAACCTACCAGAGAACAACCACGGTCAGAGGGCGACTAAGAGCAGAGCAGTGTCCAGACGGTTGGATAGAGGGCAAAGTACAGAGACAAGTTACAACAGCAGAAGCCACATCATATGCAGCAGGATTTGAGGTAACTGCACTTGGGGCCACTGAACTTAAAGCAGTCTGCGAATGCCCCGAGCCTGAGCCTTGCAGAGAAACCTTCTTGGTTACAACATTCCCAAGTTTAAAAGTTCATGAAATTCCGTACATGTTGTGGTCCGGCAAGGTCACAGACTCTCATCCCGTAGGCCCCGATGTAGAAATTAATCCTTACAGAGCTGTTAATAACGAAATGCTATTCCAGATAGGTGCAGGCCTTGGCGATTACTACGACCGCCCAATTGCCATTTTTGAAAGAGAAAAGGCAATGTTCGAAGAACTGTTAAGATCTCAGCGATCAACTGATGGTAATGTCTTGTTCAGCTCAGACGATCCAGTTAGAGGGTTTGAGTCACTTATGTTAACTGACAAGCCCACAAGATATACTGACTTCTCAACCGGCGTAAGAAAACTTATATCAACAGAGGTTGCAGAAAAACCAAATCAATATGCAGATGCAGTATCTATGGTCGAAACTCTTGTTCCGAATCAAAAATATTATTATATCTTCAGATCTATTGATGTTCATGGGCACGTTTCAAACCCAACACCAATTTACGAAGTGGAACTAGTTGACACAGACGGTGCCATTTATCCATTAATTAATATTTATGAACCAGATCCAAGCTTGCCTGTCGATCTAAGCAAGCAAGGCCAGAGGCTATTGCAGATTAGGCCTGAGTACCTACAATCAGTATTAGATGTAGAATCATCTGGCTTGTCCGATGCGACAACAGCCGGTACACCTACAGGCGGACCCGCTGGAGATCTCAAGCTAGGAACAAGAAGTGAGAGACTGTGGGATAAGAACTTTAAGATGCGCGTCACATCGTGTGAAACTAGAAGGATGCTAGAAATCAATCTCAAATTTAAGACTGAGCATATTGCACTGGACGCCTGCCCCCCAGAGTACGAAAAGACTACGATTAGTGCTAACGATGGCCTCAGTATTCCTGATGGAGTAATGGATTTGATTCCGGGTAGCGAAAGTAAGCCTTCAAACGGTTCAGCTCCGAGATCTGGAGGCGGCTCCACTTCTGGTGGTACAACCGTGACAGCAGATGTTAGCAACACTATATCACTAATAAACGGCTCAGGTGGAGGCACGACTGGCGGTGGATCAACTGGCGGTTCTTCATATTAACAAATAAATTATTTTAACTTGACTATTTACAAAGGAAAAGAACTATTTATATCATAGGAGTACAACATGGCCTTTTTAGATAATAGTGGCGACATCATTTTAGATGCCGTCTTAACAGATACCGGTAGAATGAGACTAGCGAAAGGGGACGGTAGTTTCCGCGTTGTTTCGTTTGCATTCGGAGACGACGAGATTGATTATTCGAATTACACTGCTGTTACAGCGAGTGGTTACGAAGACTTATCCATCTTACAAACCCCTGTCCTAGAAGCTTTTACCAACAACGCTTCTTCAATGAAATCAAAGTTGATTACGATTCCCGATCCCGGTCTCCTGTATCTTCCAGTTGTTAAATTGAACGAGGTATTCTCGAACGACACTAAGCGATTTAACGCCGACAACATTTTCTGTGTCGCTGTTGATGAAGCAACAGCGGTGGATGATTCTAACCTTAATAACGTGGTTGGGATCTTTAATGGTTCAAACCTTAGAGACGCAAAGCGATTTAGGTTGGATCAGGGCATCGATAACTCAGCGATTGCAGCAACTAGAACCTTGGCAGGTTCTTTATTAGAGACACAATATATCATTGAGATTGATAATCGTTTCGGAACAATTTACTCTGCTGATGGTGCGAACGCCGCAGCCGTTTCTTACATTGACGATGACAATATGGCTAGCTACTACCTAACTCTTGATAGTAATCCAAACTTTGTCGGCATGAACACAGAAACATCAGTAACAACAGCCACACAAACAATTGCAGGTTCCAGAGGAACCATTCTAGAATTCAAGATTAAGGCCTCCTTGGATCTAGAGTCAAGCAACCACTTGTTCACTAAACTCGGATCAACTAAGACAATTGAGACCGTAAACTGTCGAACCATCGACACATTTGTTCGAGTCACCGGCCAACGCACAGGATACAGAGTTGATATTCCTGTTAGATTCATTAAGAAGGTATAATAGGAAGGTAACAAATGGCATCTACATATAAAACTTTTAGCAATAACGATCTAGTCACGACAAGAACTCTTCTACACGAAGTTATTCCAATTACCGGTTCTATCGTGTCTGGAACTTATGTCGAAGGAACAACCAACGAGACAAACATTAAGAACTACTCGCACGGCATGTTCCAGTCAGTTTACGACTATCCGTATCTTAGCTCCTCCGCTAACCATATCCTTGATATCACTGTCGGGTATTCTGCGGACTCAGCTCTTTCAAATTCTGCACCGCTCACACAGCAGATGCAAGAAAAGAAAATTAATATCTATTCTCAGATGGCACAGATGCTTGTTGGTTTCGACCACACTGGTGCGATTCGTCCATTTGACAGAGACGGCGATCTAACCGGTGGCAACAAGATCAAAGAAGCATTCTTCCTTTCTTTCGCTCGACTTCTTACCAAAGACGAGATCCAAAAGAACACATTCAGAATGTCCTTCGCAACCGGTGCCCAGACAGCCAACGCTGACATTAGATTCCTTAACTCAATGACAGTGGGTGACTTTGGAGCGGACACCGCATTCAAGGTCAATTCACCAGCAGGCGAGTACGGTATCCTATATACAAGTTCTGCCACTCCTAATCAGGATTCAGGCGTTGGCTTGTTGTATTACCAAGCAGGTATCGCAGTTCTTACTGCATCAGTTTTCACTGCATCTGCTGACGGTGGTCTAGGGTTCCAATTTGGTTCTACTGCAACCTCTGCTGACATCACTAACGTTAATACAGTTCTTTCTGGCACTGCGATCACGGCATCTACTGATGGTTTCCGAGCCCGACTAATTAACGTTGAATTCAATAACACAACAGAGCTTAACAGTACAATCTACTTCTGCCGAGCTAATCACAGAGACTTCAACTACAGTTCTAATCCAACTTACCTTGCTGACAGCAAGATTCGAGTCAAGGAAGTCTCTAGAGACCAGCCTGTTGCATACATTACAACCGTTGGGCTATACTCTGCCGATAAGGAATTGTTAGCAGTTGCTAAGTTGTCGGAGCCACTCAAGAAGACTCCAGCAAACGAACTTACGCTGCGTGTTAGGCTAGACTACTAAGGGGGCAGAATATGCCCACATGTTTACACAGGTTTGGCCCAGACGACATCTTCCACAATAGAATAAAGACTCATCCACAATATGAGTTCTTTATCTATGATTCGGTAGTGTACCTAAACAGGAAGTCTCTCCAGTCTGGTTCTTTTACTCCAAGTGTGCCTAACGTAGATCCGGGTTTCGTAAACTTATACGAATTAAACGTTGACCGTCTTGCAGGATCTACAGGGTTAATTCATCCGATGATCACCAAGGGTGGTGGCGTCGAGGTATTGACTCGCGGAGAAGGCGGAACAATTTCCGATTCAGATTTCTTTACGCAGTTTGGGTATGGGGCCAAGATTACCGGATCATATCCGTTAACAGCTTCGATCAAGCGAGATTTCTTCTCTGCTAGTTCAACTAGAAAGCATGTTGATGCACTTAAGAATACACTAAACTTTTACAATCCTCTGAGTAAGCACTACCAGTTTTCTTCCTCGTTGGGCAACAAAGCAACACAAGCACTTAATTTAATTTCAATCCCATCTATTTTTTATGGGTCTTCTATTGAGAAAGGCAGCGTTGACCTTAGATTCTATGTTACTGGTACGATGGTCGGTCAGCTCCGAGATATCAACAGAAACGGTGAACTTATTCAAGTTGCCCCGTATGGTAGCCCTAACTCAGGTTCCGTTGCTGGCGTGGCGCTTTACAACGAAGGCTTCTTGTGCTTAACTGGTGCGTGGGGTCTTAATGATACAGAATTAAAATATACTGGCGGAACATCTGTGGACGAAGCTAGGTGGCTATACTTTGGTGTCGGCGCTAACGACGGTATAACAGGGTCTTCTGGTGAGTCTGCTTCTACACAGACTAGAGCCTCTGCTAGCTTCATGATGGCGTTCTCTGGCACTCACTATGTCCCGAATGTGACGATGATGGCTCATGCTCCTCGTGGACAACTAAACTGGTCAAACAACCCAACTTACATTGATCAAGAAAGCAGTGCGTCATTTGCCAACCCACTGACAGGCACCTATCAGTATATTGAACGAGATAGAGTAATTGCAAATACTGTGAGCGCATCTTTTGCAGAGCCGACAGCCAGCTTCAAAAAGACAACTTATATCAGTAAAGTTGCAATTTACGATGAGTATAAAAATGTAATCGGTATCGCCACAGTCGCAACGCCGGTAAAGAAAACTGAAGATCGCGATCTAACCTTTAAACTTCGTGTGGATCTTTAAAAGAAAACTCACTTTCTTCACCTTTTGGTGCTTTAGCATACTATTTATAGTATGGGAAAAGGAACTATATACGAACATAGGTGCTTGTTCTGCGAGGAAAGTTTTACATCAAAAAGACCCCATAGCAAATTTTGTTCTAATAATTGTTCCAAGAAAAACAGTTATAGAAAAAGACCAAAGTTTTACGAGGGTTCCTGTGCTTACTGTGGCGAAGAGTTTAAAGCAAGAAAACCTAACCCCAAGTTCTGTTCAATAAAATGTAAAAACCATTTTCACAAGAACGCCGACACAGAAAAACAGTGCCCAGTTTGTAAAAAGACTTTTGTGGTTTCTTTTTGCGAGAGGAATAAGACCGAGCATTGTTCCTATTCTTGCGCTGGTATTGCGCGCTGGAAGAAAATGGAAGAGTTGGGAAGAAAAGAAGAAGTATCGGCAAAGATAAGTGAAAGTCATTTAGAAGGACATAGAACAGGAAGAATTTTTAGGTTTGGGGAAAACGCTCCTCGCTGGAAAGGTGGAATTACCAAATTAAATCAATCGGTTCGCTCACTAAAAAAGTATGACGAATGGAGAAAAGCGGTATTTACAAGAGATGACTTTACTTGTGTTCATTGCGGAGATAAGGGGTATCTTAATGCCGATCACATAAGGCCGCTTAGTCTCCTACTTAAAGAGAACGATATAGAAAGCACAGAGCAGGCCAATAACTGCGACGAGTTGTGGGACATAGAGAACGGAAGAACCTTATGTATTCCGTGCCATAGAGAAACAGAGACATTCGGAGGGAGGGCAAGATGATGGTCTGCGGACTTGACATCAGTACGAGCATAACAGGGTATACTCTTATAGATCAAGATGGCAATGTGGTGTTGAATGGTGCTTGGGATACAAGAAAATATAAAGACTTCTTTGAAAAGGTGATACATGTTAAAGCAGGTTTGGAGCAAATCTACAGTCAATACGGCAAACAAATTACAGCGATTTATATCGAACAGTCGCTACAATCGTTCCGTTCAGGTTTCTCATCTGCGAAGACTCTCTCAACTTTGTCTCGTTTTAACGGCATCGTGTCTTGGCTTGTTTTTGATCAATATAAAATTAAGCCAGAATACATCGCGGCTACGTCTGCCAGAAAACTTTGTGGCATCAAAATACCGAGGGGCGAAAAGGCAAAACAAGTTGTCTTAAAATTTTTACTTGACAACGAGCCTAGTTTCGTGATAGATTATACTCGTAACGGCAACCCTAAGCCTGAGTCCTATGATAAAGCAGACTCAATAGTGATTGCCAAAGCGGGGGTTATATGCGAGAGGAAAAGCTTAAAATAATTAAGAATGTTCTTGGCCGAAGCTACAACGCTGGCCACGAACATCTGTTTCATTGTCCGTTCTGCAAGCATCACAAGATGAAATTGTCTGTGAATGTGGACAAGTCTGTGTTCAAGTGTTGGATCTGTGATAAGTCAGGTCGTGATCTAGGATACATTGTTCGTAAATTTGGAACACGCCAAGATCGTGACGAATGGTTGAAGTATGAGGACCGAGTGGAGATCACCGACTTTGACTTCCTGTTTGCAGAGCCTGAGACGCCCTCTGAGCAGCGCGTCGATCTACCCAAGGACTTGGTTACCCTAACGGGTAGCAAGCCCTCTATGACCTCACAGATCGCTTTAAATTACTTGTCTAAGCGTGGCATCACTAAACATGACATCCTCAAGTGGAAGATTGGCTACTGTCCCGATGGAGAATATGGTGGTCGTATTGTGATTCCATCATTTAACGAAAATGGCTACGCAAATTATTTTGTTGCTCGCTCTTATGGTGACGCTTGGCCAAGATACAAGAACCCACCTGCAAGCCGCGATATTATTTTCAATGAATTGTATGTAAATTGGGATGAAGACATAATTATAGTAGAGGGGGTATTTGACGCAATAAAGGCTGGTAATGCTATTCCTCTTCTTGGATCAACGCTTCGCGAATCTTCTGCTCTTTTTCAGGCCATTGTTAAAAATGGTAACACTGTTTATTTGGCTTTGGACGAAGATGCATCCAAAAAGACACGCTCTATCGCTCGACTGTTGCTTAAGTACGGAGTAAAAGTTTATGAAATTGATACAAGTGGCGTTGAAGATGTTGGAAGTATGTCTAAAAACGAGTTCCAAAGTCGTAAAAACGATGCGGCGATTGTGGAAAAAGATAACTATTTATTGCAAAGGCTTTTTGCGATCTAAGAGGAACAAGCTATGAGAATTATACTAGAGAACTGGAATGAGTTTATTAATGAAGCCAACAAGGAATCAGAAGCCCAGCGCGCCGTCAACAATTTAAAACTAGAGCCTAAGCAAGCTGAAGCAGCTCTTGCCATGTTGCAGGGCGAAAAGTCTCAACTTGAAGAAGGGGTGATGGATTCAATTAATAGTCTAGTTAAAAGATATGGCAAGCGAGCGATTATGGCCGCTCTTGCAGCGTCACTTTCTGCTGGTGCTGTCCTTCCTAAAGATGCCTACGCTTCTGGTGGCGAGTATAATGTTGATACTGATGCGGATGCTGCTGCTCAAGTAATGGACACTGGGTCAGAGCAGGCCGTGGACGCAGCCGCTGCTCTTGGTTTTGTTAGCACATATGTAGACCTCAAAATCGAAAAAGGAGCAGACCGAGTGGATACGAACCTTAAGTTTGCCCCTATCATGGATGCTTTGGCAAAAGCAAAAGGCGGCGATATGTCTGCTTATAAATCTCTTAGTAGCAAAAACAAGTCAATGTATGATTTCTTTATGGGTAAAGTCAAAGACATGAAAACAAAAGATGCAAAAGCCTATGATGGATATTCAGCTTTGGGAGCTGGAACAAAAGTATCACAGAAGGGATTACAGGAGAACACTGCAATGAGACTTACAAAGAAACAGTTAAAACAAATTATTAAAGAAGAGCTTCAAAAAGCTATGAATGAAGTATCAGAAAAAGAAGTTGCCGTTGACATAGCCAAAATGATGGCACCTAATGCTCCTAACACTTCAATCAAGAAAGTAGGACAGAAGGTAATGAAGCAAGCAATGAAAGACCCAAAGATCAAAGACATGGTTAAGCAGATAGTTGCTGACATGGCAAAAAAGGGTGTCTTGCAAAAGGTTATGTCTGAGGACAAGGAAGGCGGCAGCGGAGCAGCGGCTCTCGCTTCGTTAGCGTTGTTTGGGCCTACGTTTCTATATCCAGCCATGGGAATGCCCGGATATGACATGCTTCTAAACTATCTGGGTAACGATGCCCTTGCAGCGAATGTCGCCGCTCAGTTTGGCATACCACTCGCGGCATTGGCCGCTGCATTAGTTGCTGGTATGGCCAATGCGGCATACCAAGATATTATGGATCCTAATGTTGACACAATTGTGGGACCATACGACCCAGACTCAGACACAAAAGATAAAAAGAAGCCTGCATCGTCTGAGCCTGCAACCGCTCCCGGTGGATACGGAATGTAAATAAATGAGAATTACCAAGTCACAACTTAAACAAATTATTAAAGAAGAATCTCAAGCTGTTTTGGCAGAGAGGTGGGAACTGCAACGTCAACGTTCCATCATGCTTGCTGAGTCAAAACGGATTGATAATTTGCACGAGATTAGTCTTTCAGATGTAGCCAGCTTTGCTAAGAATGAGCTTCCTCATCTCGCACTAGATGTGGCCGGTCTAATTCCGGGCTTTGGAGAAGGGGCCGATTTGGCCAATGCTGGCCTATACATTAGCAAGGGCGAATACTTTATGGCAGCTTTGTCTCTTCTATCAATGATCCCAGCGGTGGGAGATGTTGTAGGAAAGGGCGGAAAGTTCTTGACAAAGTTTGGCGATGACGCTGGAAAGGCGTCAAAGTATTTGGGTGGGTTACTTAAAAAGTACATGCCACAAATTCAAAAGCTATTGAAGACACTTAAGGACAACCCAGTTGTCGGGCCTCATGTTGACGACATCCTGCGTGCAGTCACAAAATATATTGACGACGCTGCTGAGGTCGGAGCGAAGGCAGGCAAAGAAACACTTCAAAGACTCCAGCAGGCGATTCAGACCAGACCAGTTAAGCCGATTGAAGGTGGTACTTTGAAGAAATTAGCTGTTCGCACAAAGGCAAGAAAAGATCGCGAGAAAGCGGCCTCGGCACTTCAAGGCAGAGAACAGGAGGCAGCAGAGTGATTCTTAATGAACAAACACTCAAGCGAATCATAAAAGAAGAGCTAGTAACTGTTCAGTTACGGCTGTTACAAGAGAACCCTGCATTGCTAACCAAGTTTGTACCTATGATTCAAAAGCTTGCACCGCAAATTCAAGATCTTGGCCCTGCGATTGAACAGTATGGCCCTGTGATGACCCAGCTAATTAGCATGGTTAAGGATCTAGATGATGAGAAATTACAGCAAGTCATGAGCCTTGTGGCAAGTGTAGGCCAATTAGGCAAAGACGACTGATATACAATATAGTTCAGAATACTAAAGGAATAATAAAGATGCAAATTACCAAAGAAAGGCTCAAACAAATTATTAGAGAAGAAATGGAAGTCACGCTCACCAATGAAGAGGCTGGTGAACTATTTGGCGAAGAAGTACAGCAACAGCTTGACGAAGTAGATATGTCTTCCATGGTAGACCCACAGCTCATGGAAATCGTCGCAGGCCTTTTCAAGATGGGCGTGAACATTGGTTTACCCTTAGTAATCGCCGCACTTTCTCGTATGGGATACGAGGGTATCGCATCAGCTTTGTCACAAGAGCCAATGGCACGCAAGGACAAAAATTTCCTTATGAATTACATCCAGCAAGAACTCGAAGGATATAAAGAATTCGATAAATAATCCTTGACAGCAGAGCTGCTGCGTGTTATAATATATTATAAATTCAAGTGGGGGTAAACTTGAAGTTTGCACATATCGCGGATACACACATCCGCAATTATAAGTATCATAAAGAATATCGAGCTATCTTCGATCAAATTTATGACCGATTGAAAAAAGAGAAAGTTGACTACATTGTACATTGTGGCGACTTAGCACATACAAAAACACAACTTTCTCCTGAATATTTTGATTTGGCTGCATCGTTCCTGAGTAATCTTGCGGACATTGCGCCTACCTATATCATTCTTGGAAACCATGATGGCAACCTTAAGAATGAGCACAGGCAGGATGCAATTACGCCTATTGCAAAGGCACTAAACCATCCAAATCTACACCTCTTGCGAGACGCAGGCGAGACTGTGCTAAGCGATGACTTAGCATTTAATGTTCTATCTGTGTTCGATGAGGAGAATTGGGTCAAGCCATCCAGCGACGAACGTATCAATATCGCGCTGTATCACGGTTCTGTATCAGGCGTTAAGACTGACACAGGCTGGGTGATGACACATGGCGACCACCCAATCGAAGTCTTTGAGGGACATGATTATGTGTTCCTTGGAGATATTCACAAAACGAACCAGATCCTTGATGATGAGGGTCGGGTAAGGTATCCGGGCTCCACTGTTCAACAGAACTTTGGTGAGACAGATGACAAAGGATTCTTGCTGTGGAACATCCAAAGCAAAGATGACTTTACTTGTGACCACATCGTAATTCCGAATCCCAAGCCTTTTATAACAATAAATCTAACCCCCACCGGGCGCATGCCCAAAGGCTTATCTGTTAAAAAGGGATCGCGTTTACGACTTGTGTCTAACAATAATTTGTCTCTTGAAGCGATGCGGAAGGCAGTAGATGTCGCAAAGCAACGCTTCAAGCCCGATACCATATCGTTTCTTAACCGCGCCGCTGGGGAGCGTGGCAACGTTGAAGAAATCACCGATAGTATTCATCAGGATGATATGCGTAACCCGCAGATTCAAGAGGAATTAATTCGTGAGTATCTGGTAGACTACCAAGTTACCGAAAGCTTGATGAAGAAGGTACTAGACCTAAACTCACTATACATCAAGAAAGCCGAAGAAAGCGAAGAAATTTCTAGAAACATTAAGTGGCGTATTGGCGAGCTACAATGGGATAATTTGTTTAACTACGGAGACAGCAATCGAATTGACTTTGCTCGTCTGAACGGAACTGTTGGTATCTTTGGAAAGAATTATTCTGGCAAGTCCAGTATTATTGATAGCTTATTGTATACAATTTTTAATACAACTTCCAAGAACGAGCGTAAGAACGTAAATATTATCAACCAGAACAAAGAAGATGGTTCAGGCGAAGTGGTCATCAACATTGGTGATGAACAATATTACATCCGACGAAGCTCGTCTAAATACACAAAGCGACTCAAGGGGGTCGAGACTCTTGAAGCAAAAACCGATCTTGACTTTTTCAAGATTGATGCGAACGGAGAAAAGGTAAGTTTAAATGGACTCACAAGAAACGACACAGACAGAAACATCAGAAAGGTATTCGGATCCATTGATGACTTTCTACTCACTAGTTTGTCTAGCCAGTTGGATAGTCTTTCCTTTATTAGGGAAGGCAGCACAAAACGGAAGGAAATCTTGGCAAAGTTTCTCGACTTGGAGATCTTCGAAAAGAAATTCAAACTAGCAAAAGACGATGCTGCTGATATGAAGGGTGCTCTTCGACGCTTGGAAGGCAGGGAGTATGACGCTGAGATCGAAGCAGCAGAGCAAGAGCATGCTCAATGTGAAGAGAACCTAGAAGAACAGCAGTCTGTTTGCGAGACTCTCAGAAACGAAATATCCAAATTAGTTTCTGGCATTGAAGAAGTAGATCGTATGATCGATTCTATCCCAGCGGAAATGATTGATATCGTAAACGTTAAGGCTGAACTAGTGCGTAAGCGTTCCTTGTTAGAGAGAACACAGAATAGTCTAAAAAATAACAAGACAAATTTACAAGAGAAAGAAGCACTCGTTGAGAAAATTGAAGAGTTTCTAGACAACTATGATATTGAAGACTTAATTAAGAAGCAAAGCGATTCAAGCAATCTCTGGAATCGGATCAATGATTTGCGAGCGGAGCTTGAACGAATTGATAAAAAGGCCTCGTCCCTAAACGACCCTGAGTTTCTAAGAGGTTGTAAGTGTCTTCGTGAAGCAGAGGACGCACTGGCTAAGAAGCCAGAGGTTCAAGAGAAGATCGATATATTTACCACTGAGCACCGTGCGATGGACCCGGAGGGTGTAGACAAGAAGGTGGAGCAATATAACTCTTTGGTTGCTAAGAAAGACCAAACTCAGAGAGATATTACCAACACACAATTGCTAATCGCTCAGAATGAAAATTCTATGAGTAGCCTAATCTCTGATATCGAAGCTTTGGAGGAAAAAGAATCTTCTTACGAAGATAACAAAGAAGCGATTGAAAACTTAGAAGCTCTGCTGGCACAGAAGCAAGAGAGTGAGTCTGCTCTACAAGACCGTGAAACAAAGCTACAAGCTTGTGAAAAAGAGATTGTTACCCATCATCGTCTTGTTGGTTCGTTAGAGCAGAAGGTGCTAAATATCAAAGAACAAAAGCAAGAGTACATTGATCTTCGTGAGCAGTTTGCGGCATATGATCTATACATGCGCTGTATGCACCCTAATGGTATTGCTTATGATGTCATTAAAAAGAAGCTGCCGGTTATCAATCAAGAGATTGCGAAGGTTCTCGCCAACCTCACTACCTTTGAGGTTCTTTTTGAAGAAGAGGGAAATAAGCTAGATATCTTTATCAAGCACCCAAGCCATGACCCTCGACCGCTATCAATGGCATCTGGGGCAGAGAAAACAATGGCTGCAATGGCGATTCGTTTGGCTTTCCTAGCCGTATCTAATTTACCAACCAGCGATATCATGGTTCTGGACGAGCCGGGTACTGCTTTAGATGAAGAACATTTGCAGTCCTTTACGCAGCTTCTTGACATGATTAAGGCACATTTCAAGACCATTTTGCTAATCTCGCACCTTGACTCTTTGAAAGATGTTGTAGATTCAACACTTGACATTTCTAAGAAACAAGGTTATGCTTATATAAATCAGTAACTATTTATCCTATAGGAGTCGTAATGACGTCGGAACAATTAAATCAAGCACTACAAGTGCTCGTAAATGCTATCACCATTGCACAAAAGCGAGGCACATACACATTACAGGAATCAGCAGCAATTTACGCCGCTATCCAGTCATTCAATGAGATGCAGCCAAGCACAACTGATAATGGTACGGTAGAAACAAACGAAGTGGAGGAAACATGAACATGATTAAAGGAGCAGTTGATAAAACTCTAGAAAAAGTTGTATCACGAAAGCTACTTGTCTGGGCAACTGCAACTGGCCTCGCTGCCAGCGGCTTCTTGACCAGCGGAGATTGGGTTACAATCTCAGCCCTTTATCTTGGTGGCCAAGCGGTCATCGATGCTGTTGTTAAGTTAAAAAGCGCATGATGAAGGGAACTTTTAGATTTCTAATCGCCCACTGGAAGGAGGTCGCTCTAGCTTTGCTGCTATTTGCGGTCTCCTTCCTATGGTGGCGTGATCACAAGGGCTTGATCGATGCATATGATGCGTCCGTCGAGAGCTATGAAGTAAGAATTAAGGAACTAAAGCAGAGTCACGAACGTGAGACTGAGCGTAAGGCAGAGGCTCTGGAACAATACAAAGCGAAGATGGCAGAGCTTGAAGCAGAGTATTCCGAGTACAAGCAAGCTATCGAAGAGGCAAAGAAAGAGCGCGTGAGGGACTTTGTGACCTTACGACAAGAAGATCCTAATAAATTGATTGTAGAGATTGAGGCGAAGTTTGGTTTTGAGCACGTTGATTAAAGTATTATTTTTATTTTTCTTGATGATCCCCATGGCTCATGGTGGCGAGGGTAAATTTACTCTTGTTCCTAAGGGCGGGGTTGTTCGGTTTGAAGCCACCTGTTTCGACACTGAAGCAACAGCCAAATTGTTAGCTTGGAAAGAATTTCTATCAGAAGAATACAAAGCTAAATGCGAAATGGAAAAGCAAAAGATTGTTCTAGATTCAGAACTTGTTATACAGAACATGCAAATTACGTTGGACGAAACACAGGTCCGATATCAGGTAGAGATTGACACTAGAGATCAAGAGATCGAAAAGCTCAGAGAGATAATTAAGAAAAGCAAAAAAATTAATATCCCACTAGCTGTAGCGGGAAGTGTTGTTGCAGGTGTCGCCATTGGTTTTGGTGCATATCATATAGCGAGTAGGTGAAATGAAGAAACACAAAGATCCAAATTATATAGCTAAGCTAGAGAAGGCTATCGCAGAAAAGTATGGCCAAGAAGCAATTGCAAACCCAAGAGGCAACTGGAACGACGAAAAAGAGAAAATTTATCAAGAACAGATTGAGAAGATAAGGCAAAAAGAAGTATTATTAGATGAATTGGATCAGAAAACAGAAGTTAATGGTGTTTTGATCCCTAAAAAACTACTTAATAGAGAAAGCCAAAGCAGAACTTGCCCTGTGTGCCATACATATTCTTTTGACTCAAAAGATGATGTGTACATGAAAAAATTTGAATGTTGTCGTAATTGCTATATTCAATGGGTTGAGGGACGCGAAGAACGCTGGAAAACAGGATGGAGACCAAATAATGGCAACAACACTTGAAATTATCAGAGGCATTTCACAAGCCGCTGCAAACGCATATGATGGCGCACACGACGAAAAGGGAGAGCCAATCTCCATCGGTCTAAAGCGCGAAGAGGGTGACCCAATAATTGACTCAAGAGTTATGGATGGGTTCGGTGTCCGTCTACACGGCGACATCCTCAAGATTTCATACCAATCTGAAATTAAACTTCGTGACGTACACGACAAGAGCTTCGAATCTGACATTGAGCAGACAATTCAAGACATCGCAAATTTTCTCAAGAAAGAGTTTAAAAAGATCACTGGTAACGCACTAACATTAACCCCTCAGGGGGAAGTAACAGTGCTGGTTCAAAATACATCGAAGGTCAGAGTCTTTATCCTTGCGAACATGGACTATAAGATTGGAAACCTTGGTGATGTTGACACTGTAGGTGGCGAGTCTAAAGATAGTGTTGATGCAAAGTTCAAGAGTTTCTTAGATCAGGGAGGGTTGGGCACCAGACCGGATAACGATAAGCGTAAGGAATAATGTCTTATCAATTATCAAAGAAAGAAGCAATCAGAGAGATTGTTAAGTGTGGCAAAGACCCATCCTACTTTATTAACAACTACACTAGAATCTCTCACCCACTTGAAGGATTAATTTCCTTCAAGACCTATCCTTATCAGGACGAACTGCTTAAGGATTTCAACGATTACCGCTTCAATATTATTTTAAAAGCTAGACAGCTAGGCATCTCGACTATTTCAGCAGCCTACATTGTCTGGCTAATGTTGTTTCACAGAGACAAGAACGTCTTGGTTATCGCAACTAAATTTGCGACTGCTGCTAACTTGGTCAAGAAGGTCAAGAATATCATGCAGAACCTTCCGCCTTGGATTCGTATTGCCGAGATTAAAATTGATAACCGCACGTCTTTTGTATTGACAAACGGTTCCGAGGTTAAGGCGGCTTCTACGTCTGGCGATGCTGGTCGTTCAGAAGCCTTGTCTCTTCTTGTTATTGACGAGGCCGCGCACGTTGAAGGCCTTGAGGAGTTGTGGACAGGCTTGTATCCTACACTTTCCACAGGTGGTCGTTGTATTGCATTGTCCACCCCAAATGGCGTTGGCAACTGGTTCCACAAGACATATGTCGAGGCAGAACAAAACGTTAACGACTTCCATCCTGTAAATCTTCCATGGGATGTCCACCCTGATCGAGATCAAGAGTGGTTTGAGAAAGAGACAAGAAATATGTCTCGCCGCCAAATTGCACAAGAGCTGGAGTGCAACTTTAACTCCTCGGGTGAAACCGTAATCCACCCAGAGGATCTAGAGAGGCTGGTCTTCAGCGTGTCCGAGCCAATGTATCGAACAGGCTTCGACCGTAACTTATGGCTGTGGGAACAGTACAGTCCCGAATACACTTACTTACTAGTTGCTGATGTTGCCAGAGGAGATGGTGCTGATTTTTCTGTGTTCCACATAATTAAATTAGAGACCATGGAGGTAATTGGTGAATATCGCGGCAAACCCAACCTTGAGGAATTTGCTACAATACTTGATACCACAGGTAGAGAGTTTGGTAGTTGTCTTATGGTGGTTGAAAATAATAGCTTAGGGATATCAATCCTAGAGAAGCTACAGAGTAAAGAATACCCTAATCTATATTTCTCGGTGAAGGGAACGCACGAGTACATTGATCAGGTGCAAGCTTCGTCTATGACAAACTCAATCGCTGGTTTTACCACCTCTTCCAAGACCAGACCACTTATCGTGGCAAAAATGGAAGAATTCATACGAAATAAACTAATTACAATATATTCTTCACGACTTGTTGATGAATTCAAGACTTTTATCTGGAACAATAATAAAGCTGAGGCTATGAGAAGTTATCATGATGACTTAGTTATGGCATTAGCAATTGGATGTTGGGTAAGAGACACAGCACTTCAAACAAATCAAAGAGAAGTAGAGTACAAAAAAGCTATGGTGGGGTCAATGATGTTAAAGAGCAAAAATTTTAGAACATTAAACCCCGGCGATAAAGACATTCAACAAGGCTTAACTAAAGAACAGAGAACAGCACAAAATCAGTACAGAGACTTTGTTTGGTTACTAAAAGGATAGATAGATGGCTAGAAACTCAAGAAATACTAGAAACCCAAGATCGGAGCTTTTTAAATCTTTAACTAAGCTACTTTCTGGACCAATCGTTAATCGTAGAAGCCAAACAGGCCGTCGCCTCCGTCGCCATCAGCTTGACAGGTTTGCCACCCGGTTTGTTTCAGCGAGTGGGCAAGAGTTCAAAAAGAGTAACTATAATTCACTTGGCAACATGCAGCCGTCCTTGGTATCAGGCCATAACCGTACAGAGCGGTATGTGGACTTTGATCAGATGGAGTACACACCAGAAATTGCGTCAGCACTAGACATCTATGCTGACGAAATGACTACACATTCAGCCTTGCAACCGATGCTCGGCATTAAGTGTTCTAACGAAGAAATTAAAGCTCTACTACACAGTTTATACCACGATGTGCTCAATATCGAGTTCAACTTGTTTGGGTGGTGCCGCTCCATGTGTAAATACGGAGATTTTTTCCTATATTTAGATGTCGATGACAACGCTGGAATTAGAAGTAGCATCGGGCTACCAATTCAAGAAGTTGAAAGGTTGGAGGGCGAAGATCCAACCAACGCTGATTATGTGCAATTTCAATGGAACACTGCTGGTCTAACACTTGAAAACTGGCAAATGGCACACTTTAGAATCTTGGGCAACGATAAGCATGCCCCATACGGCACATCTGTGTTAGAGTCCTCACGTCGAATCTGGAGGCAGCTAAGTCTTCTAGAGGACGCAATGATGGCTTACCGTATTGTACGGTCACCAGAGCGTCGTGTGTATTATGTTGACGTCGGCGCGATCCCTCCAAACGAAGTCGAGCAATACATGCAGAAAGTCATGACTCAAATGAAACGCAATTCTATTGTTGACGAAGGCACTGGGCGTGTTGATCTTCGATATAATCCACTTTCTGTTGAAGAAGATATCTATATTCCACAAAGAGGCGGCACAAGCTCCAGAGTCGAGACACTACCCGGTGGACAGTTCACTGGTGACATTGACGACGTTAAGTATTTACGAGATAAATTATTTGCAGCCCTTAAGATCCCAGCTTCTTATCTATCAAGAGGCGAGGGCTCGGACGAAGATAAGACAACACTTGCTCAAAAAGATATTCGATTCGCCAGAACAATTCAAAGATTACAGCGTTCTGTTGTATCAGAGCTGGAGAAGATTGGAATCGTCCATCTGTACACATTAGGGTTTCGTGGCGATGATTTAATTAACTTTAAGTTGCATCTCAATAACCCATCTAAGATCGCAGAGCTGCAAGAACTTGAGCACTGGGATAAGAAGTTCGCCGTCGCAGGCGCTGCTACAGAAGGCTTCTTCTCACGCCGCTGGATTTCCGAACATCTATTCAGTATGTCTGATGAAGAATTCTTACGAAACCAGAGAGAGCTATTCTATGATCGTAAGTTTGATGCACAGCTAGCAGCGGTTGCAGAGGCTGTAGCAGAAGAGTCCGCTGGTCTTGCAGGGCTTGGTGGTGACGCAGGTGGCGACCTTGGCGGGGATCTAGGGGGCGATCTTGGAGGAGACCTTGGAGGAGACCTTGGAGGAGACCTCGGAGGAGACGAGCCAGCAGCCCCTGAAGCCCCGGCTGACGAACCAGAGGATGTTCTACTAGCAACTCCACCACCGGGCCGTCGTGAGGATAAGCCAACGCAAAAAAGCTTAGAGCCCCAAGCCAAGGGCAAAGAATACCGTCCGGTCAAAGATAATCGTGATCGCAGACAAGCTGGGGCGGTGAAACGTCACCGTGCCTCGCAGGCAAACACAAATGTTGGCGATACTAGAAAGATTTTCCCCGGATTTACCGGCACTGGTGGGCTAGGAGAACTATCTAAAGGGATGTTTGAGGGCGAGGAATCTAGTTATGAGGAAAGGGATTTACTCGAAGAGAAAAAGATTCACAATCTCAATTACGAGGTCACCAGATTAATTGAAAACTTAGAAAATTCGGAGCTAAAGAAAAATGAAATTCAGACACAATAAAAAAAGAAATACCGCTTTTTTGTATGAAACATTAATTAAAGAACTAACAAAAGCAGTTGTAGACAAAGACATTGAAAGAAAGAACTTTATTGTTAAAACAATGAAGAAGTATTTTAATTCTAGAACTCCTCTTGGCCAAGAGCTTAGAATCTACAGAGATCTCAATGAGACAAGCGGTGTAGACTTGTATACAGCCGAAAGATTATTGATGGAGTCAAAGAAAGATTTCCACAATATGGATCGTAAAGAGATTTTTAATTTACAAACCGAGCTTATCACAGAAATCAACAAGGCAATTGGAAAAGAAACATTTAACAACTTTGTGCCAAACTACAAGAGCCTAGCAACAATCTACCAGATTTTCTTAAATCAAAGCTCCACTAAGGAGCTAATTTTGCTAGAGCGTAGAGTATTGTCCAATATGGTGGCCAAGACAAAAGATGCTGTGGTTAAGGATATGCCGCATGTTAACAATCTTACACTCAAGACGTTCATCACCAATTATAACAATAAATACTCAGAGTCTATCACTGAAGGCCAGCAGCAATTACTAAACAAGTATATTCTATCATTTACAGACAACGGTCTTGAACTAAAGGCGTACCTTAATGAAGAGGTATCACGATTGAAAGGTGAGCTTGAATCTATTCTAGAGCAGAAAGATGTCTCCACTGATGTAGACCTACAAAACAAGTTCAAAGAACTGCACGCTCTTTTAGAGTCGTTCGGCAAAACAAAGGTGGACAACCAGATGGTTACCAAAGTGCTGAAGATTCAAAAACTTATAAAGGAAGCTAAAGAATAATGCCAGTATCAATTAAAATCGGTGATGAGCAAGAAGTGGAGCCTGTTGTAGCTCCCGAAGACAAGCCTGCGGTAAGTGTCAACCTAAATATTAGAAAGACCATGGACGGGGATTTGATGATCTTTGATCATGCTGATATTGATATCATTATTATGAAGAAGAAGCAGAAGATTGTTGCGTTTCCTAAAGATATAATGTCAGAGGTTGTATACGGAGCGCAGGATAGGCTCTTTAAGTTTTTAATGAAGCGCGGCATGATTCAGATTGACTCTGTAGTAGGCGGCTCAATTTATGGCTCACTTCAAGCTGAACTGCTTCCGTCCTCTGAGTTTAACAATGTTAGATTAGCAATTGTTAACATTGAGAATTGGATTGACTCCGAACGCCCCTACTTTGAATTTGTCGAAGATTTCGAAGAGTTGCAGGCAGACAGGCTTACAGATCCATCAGATGAGGACTCAACAGAGTTGGGCGAAGTGCCACATGAAGAAACAAAGGGCACTCTACGACCGGGCTATAATTACGGCCCTTATTATCAATCATATACATATGAATAGAGGTTAGTATGGAATTACTATGGTTTATGCTCGCTTGCTACGGCTTGACTTATCTTGTCGTGTATGCAAGCATTTTTAATAGAATACGCCCAAGCAAAGAGTGGCTTGGTGGTTTTGGTAAGTTATTTAATTGTACACTTTGCTTTGGCTTTCATGCTGGATGGTTTTTATTTGCCATAAACGAGTGGACGGAACTATTTACTTTTGACTACACCTTAGCAAATTTCCTTATTTGTGGGTGTGTAGGTTCTGGGACATCATATTTTTTATCTATGATTGTAAATGACGAAGGCCTTCGGGTATCAAAGGAACATTAATAATGAAAATCTCTGAAAGCGAATTAAAACAAATTATTGTCGAATCTATTGAGCAAGAAGGCCTAGATGAGTCTGTTATGGACGCAATCCGAGGCACCTTCGGTGGTGTTAAGAGGGCAGTATCGGGAACTGGCAAAAGATTTAAAAGTGGCAAGTATGATACCGTAAAAGCTAGCACGGTCAAAAGATCTCTAGCTGCCCTTGAAAAACTAAAGGCCAGTGCAGCCGATTTTGAAGAGAGTGAAGAATTTAAAGCTGCGCTTGATTCTGCAATCCAAAACCTACAAAGCATTAATGTTTCCGAGCCAACCGAGCCAGCCGCAGCGCCTACAGGTTCGGGAGACTCCGCAACAGCAAGACGATCAGCAGCTAATGCCGCTGCCCGTGCCGCCCGTGACGCTGCTAGGTCAGGGGCTACACCTGCAACCCCCGATGCCGGACCTGATGACGTTGATGTTGGGGCACCCGAGCCCCCAGCTAGTGAGAAGCCAAAAATCAGCGTTTTCAAAGGCAAGGGTGGCCAAGGTGTGCAATCCCAGATGTCACGAGCCGGTATTAGAGGAAAGGATATGGGTCGCATTCTAAAGGGCCTTAAATCAGACTTGTCAGCCGCTGGCTTTGATGTGTTGGAGGAAGCCGCTCGTAGAGAGATCTCACTAGAGAAGACTTTGCAAGCAATTGAGCAGATCGCAGATCCTGAACAAAAGAAGGCGGCAAAAACAATTATTATTAAACTTCTAAAGAAGAATAAAGTCAAGGTTGCTGATGCTCGACTTAAGAGAGAAGAAGTTAACGAGTCCGTAGAGAACAGCCCAAAGGGCGTAATCAGTGAGCAATTGGTAGCGAGATTCGCTCAGATTGCAGGATTAACAAAGGAGTAAACAATGCGACGTAGAAATATCCCAGAAGTTCGACGCTGTTGTAGCGGTTCCTAACTCACGCGGGTAGCGCCCGCGTTAATTTATTTGGAGATTAATATGGCAAAACAACTTTTAAGAGAATACTATGCCCTATGTGATGGGGGAGTCTGCCAAGACTTACTGACAGAACAAGAAAAGAAAGACATGTCCGAGGGCAAAAAGTTCTACATGACAGGCTGTATGCAGAAGTATAATACTCCAAACGGCAATGGTAGAGTCTACTCTAAAAATATTCTCCAGCGTGAAGTTGAGAACTATTGGAAGCTTGTTAGAGAGCGCAGGGCTCTTGGCGAGCTAGATCATCCTGATGATTCGGTTATCAACCTTAAAAATGCATCTCACCTCGTTATTGATATGTGGTGGGATGGCGAAGCTCTAATGGGCAAGGTCGAGATCCTTAACACCCCATCTGGCAAGATTTTGCAACAATTAGCAGAGTCAGGCGTCACGCTTGGTATTTCATCAAGAGGCCTCGGCTCTGTTCGACAGGAACGAGGCAAAACAATTGTAGAAGACGACTTTCAGCTAATCTGTTTTGACTTTGTTTCGGAACCCTCCACCCCCGGTGCTTTCATGCACGTTAAAAAAGGCATGATGGAACACAAGGAGCCAAATATCTTTACAAAGTCAGATAGACTATACAGATCACTAAACGACATTTTGAGAGACTAGAGAAACATGAAACGTTCAGAATTAAAGAAAATGATTATGCCTATTGTAAAGGAGTGTGTTCAAGAGACATTACTTCGTGAGGGGCTACTATCTAATATCGTATCAGAAGTAGCACAGGGCATGGGTAACCAATTTATTGTTGAGAACAAAGAAGAGTTGGTTCCACAATTATCAAATGAGAACAGCGTCCAAGCCGACCTAATGGCCGAAAGAAAAACAAAAGAACTAAATGCTTACAAACAAAAATTACTAGACCAGATTGGCAGTGATGCCTATAACGGTATTGACTTGTTTGAGGGCACAAAACCAGCAGCCCCACAGCAGTCCGTAACACAAGCAGCGAGTCCACTAGGCAACAAAGATCCCAATGATGCCGGTGTTGATATTTCAGGAATTATGGCTTTAGGTGGAAAAAATTGGAAAGCTTTGATGGGCTAAACTATTTACAGGAAAGAGGAGTGAATTATGGGAGATAAAACAGGATATATTGTTGATCACGGTCAGGGCACCGCAACTGGTTATCAGCACAGGTGGAACACGCCCGGAATCCGCAGCGTCGGATCATATCAGGTTGCAGGGCATCCGTTTATCACAGGCTCAACAAACTTGGACAATAACAAGGTTCAAATGGTAGAGTTTCCGTTTGTATCTAAGTCGTTTACCGTAATTAACAATAACGTGAATAGCGGGGAAGATCTAAGAGTTCATTTCCAAAGTGGATCTAGTTTAGCGGGTAGCCCAATTACAAAACCCGGTGATTTTGATCAATCTGGTGGCACAACAATAGCAGCCGCTGATGATGTAATTGCAGGCTTACATTTTATCACCGTGCCCGCAGGATTTGCTAGCGTAACTTTTGATGTTAAATGCAAGAGATTCTATATTTCAAACGGCTCTGGTGTTGATGATCTCTCATATCAAGTTATGGCTGACCTAACGAATATTTCTACGGATCGGATGTACCACTTGACAGGATCAGGAATTACAGACCATCAAGACATAAGTTAATACAGAGGTAATTAATTAATGGGAAACTTTAGGCCATCAAGAACTATATTAGCAGGAGAGGAAACATCTCGCTTTACAACCGCTACCGCAGCAGGTGCCGGTTTTGACGGTGCTGCAAAAGTTGAAACTAAAATTCAAAAGATTAATGGCCAGATTATAACAACAATTCTTGTTGATCTTGAAGGCTTGGTGGTTTCTGGTACAGTTAAGGATATTATCGGTGAGGACGGAGCCGCAGCCGCTTTTATCACTAAAACCGAACTTGCTAACACTGGGAAGATATACAAGGTCGAAATGGCTTGTGTCGAAGCACCTGCTGGAACAAACACTACTGCCGACATTGATTTGGTGGTGAGCACGGTCTCGCTGGCTGAAGACGCCACATACGATAGCTCAGGATCTTCGGTTGTCCTTATCGCGGCAGGAGGCGACTATACCGGTGGTATGTATAAAGTTAGTGCAGTTGACACAAATATTAATGCTGCTTCATCTGTTGGTGGCCGCTTCCTGTATTTAGCTAACGGATCCGGCGCAAATTCTGGCGGGACTTACACGGCAGGCAAATTCATCATCACGCTATTTGGTGCCAATTTCTAAAGTTAACTCATCTTCTGACTAATTACTACAGTAATCGTTAGTAGGGTTTTGTATGTCCAATCGTAAATTAGTAGGAACCGAATTTAGAAACGAGTTTCTTAGATCACTTAACGTTCTCGCCCCCCGTATTGCAGCGGCGATTGAAAAGTATGGTGAAGATACCGTTGATGTTATTAACTTTGCCTCGTCAGGCACGGCCACGCTTAACAATGTAAGCATTACTGGCCTGACGGATATAGTTTCTGATGCTACAACCGAAGATGTGTTGGATATTACAGCAGACTCTCTTACGACAGCTAATGTTATCGACATTTCAGCAGATGCCTTAACGACAGGAACTATCCTAAACCTTGTTTCTGATTCATCAGACAATAGTTCCCGCACTCTTTTGAAAGTTTTAAACGACAATTCAAGTGCAACAGGAACGAGCGCCGCATCGTTTGAGACACATGCAGTTCAAACTTGCGTATCAATCCACAACGACAA